TGCCAAAGTTTATTCCGTAAAATACGGATGAAACACTGGTATAAACATTCTGGGTTCTTAACAACCACACATTCGAATCACACAATATTTTCAACCCTTGGAAAAGTCCGTTCCATCTTTTGACGCGTCATATGTCGGCTGATCTGTAATCTTCATTCCGCAATAGGAAACTGGGTGTGCGCGAAAATCGCGATGTTGATAGATTCCTACGCGTTCCGCTTCTTGAAGAAGCCACGCGAAGTTGTTCCAGAAATCCGGCCCGTGACCAACTGTCTTCGTTATAACATGGCCCATTTCGTGTATGGCCACGAATGTTACGATATCTTCATGAACGAGAGTTTCATCACCACCCTCCCTCTGTCGGAGACAAAAATGGATGGACTCGCCCTTATTCACACTATAGCTGGTGAATTCAGCCTCGGGAGTTGCTTCATAAATGCTGGAGGGTGACGCATCGAAGTTTTTACTAAGTTGTTTCACCTGTGGCTTGTCGGGATATGTCGCCTCGACATGTAACTTCAGTTTATTCATCTTAATCCGAACTCTTGCCATTATATCCGCCGCTTCTTGTTTATCAGGCATATCACGAACGGAATATGTTTGCCCGTCGACCGTGCTTTTGACTGAAACTGTCGGATAATCCGACGATTTGAGTCCAATATAGTTCATGGCATAAGAAAGTGTGCCGGCTAGGTCAGCCATCTACTGTTATAGTTGGCAAAATACTTATTTTGCGGACCCTACCCGCGCCCTTTTTTGGCCACTGAGTGTTGCGGAAGCTTCTTTAGAGGCCGCGGCGGCGGCAGTAGAGGCTGATTTCACCAAAAGTTGGCTAGAGGGTGACGGCGACCCCTTTTTGGCTTGAGCGGTGAGAGTTGGAGGGGTCACAACGGCGGCGGCAGCGGCGGCAGCAGCGCCCACGGAAGCGGGGTGTAGGTCGAGGAGCTCAGACGACTTCCCTACAGCCTCCACAGTTTGTTCAGCAACTGTTTTTATAGCATTTTTAACAGGGCCTGCTACACCTTCTGCGATATTATTAGCTTTGGTTGCGGATATTTTGTTCCCCAGCGCCTCCGCCTTTTTTGCGGCCATTCGAGCTATTTTTGCGGTAACACCTTGGGGTAGAGATTTTATGTTGAGTGCCGGATATTTTCTCATTGCTGCGTTGGATGCCATGGCAGCTTGCATGTTCATCATTGTATTGTATTGCTGCTGTTGTTGTTTCTTAAATCTACGGGAAAAACGTGCGTTTTGCCCGTTAGTGTTTAGTAAACTACGCCCAGGCAGCGCGCGCGCCGAACGTGTTCCAGAGAGCCGCATTACGCGCTTAAGTAGGGCCGCGGGCGGCGCAGAGGGCATGGGCATCGGTCCAGGGGGCACCGGTCCCTTACTACCACGTTTCCAGAACTGATACCACTTTGTTGCGCTCTTGTTATTCTGAGTATTAGCCTTGCCAGGCGGGCCACTATTCTTTTTTCCAAAAGGCCAGAATGACCATCTTCCAGGGGGCTTGTTGCCGCTAGGGGGCTTGTTGCCGCCAGGGGGCTTGTTAGCGCCAGGGGGCTTGTTAGCGCCAGGGGGCTTGTTAGCGCCAGGGGGCTTGTTAGCGCCAGGGGGCTTGTTAGCGCCAGGGGGTAACTGGTTACGCCTTCCGAAAGGCCACCACCATTTTCCAGGGGCCTTATTTTTACCGCCAGGGCCGTTGATTTTACCGCCAGGGCCGTTGATTTTACCGCCAGGGCCATTGATTTTACCCCCAGGTCCAGGTATCCGTGGAATGGGACCACCAGGGCGCCCTGGAGGTAGTGGGCCCATCTTCCCAGGGAGTCCAGCAGCCCACGCATGCGCGGCAGCGTTGTTTGCAGCATTATTAGCAGCGTTGGTTTGACTTCCAAGGATACCTAAGCGCCTCCCCTGCCGTCTTTTGGCAGATTCAATGCGCACGCGAGCGCGTTGCGAAGTGGGCACACTGAATAACCGACCCATTTTCCCACGTAAAACATTACGAGCAAACGCACCTACACCGGTATAACCAGAAACAAGGTCATTCACATTCTTTTGAGTCTTACCCTCCTTCAGCTTTAATGTCCCATTCGGAGCCATATTATACACTTTATCAAAGCGTTTGTCACCGGCTATTCTCGCATCAAGTTGTCTTCCAAACTCACCAGCACCTTTACCAATAGCACGTCCTAACGCCGCCGCCCCTGCGGCAATCCCTCTTCCCGCCGCCGCTGCTCCTCTTCCTGCCGCCGCTGCTCCTCTTCCCGCCGCCGCCGCCCCTGCGGCAACCCCTTTTCCCGCGGCCTTCGCCCCCCTCCAAAGTAGTTTAACTGGCGCTGCCGCCGCCCCTGCCACAGCCGCAATTTTCTCTTGCCTTTTTCTTGTCTGAATATCCTGCGCCCTCCTTAACGCACTATTTGTAATACTTCCAAGACCGGCTAAACGTGTCTGTAACTTTAATCTTCTGCGAGCCCGTGTCGCTGGAGAAGGCATATCTACTTATAATATTCAATAAAAAAGTTAGGCGTAATATGCCTAACTTTTCAACTGTTATATAGTCTAGTCACTCTATTTTTACGCGATCTCCAAAGCACGGCGATTCACGTCAGGCTCGATTGTCGGAACATTGAACACAGTCACCGGAACCTGAGGGTTCGGCGGCTCCGACCGGAGTTGATAGTTCGCATTACGCAGCGACTGGCCCACCGTATTCACGCCAATCAGCGCACCCGCAGACAGGAAGTTCTTACCCTTCAACGACCCAGTTCCCATAGGGTTCTGCTGCGCCCACACGGAGTTTGCGTCCTTGGGCAGCAGCTCGGAAGGTGTCAGCTGATCACGAGGGTAGCAGCCAGCGGGCTGCTCTGCATTCCCAAAGTTAGCCGGACCAGAAGAGGGTGTCGGGACAACTTCAGGCGCCATCTTTACAGCTGTCTCACGAATCGGGCCAGCTACCGCGTTGCCACCCGCCTGAGAAGAATAGTTGGACGCCGCCGACAGTGTGGCCTGGAAGCCATCACGCTGCTGAAATAGACTAGGCTGAGCATACGACAGGGCAATCACTACCACCGCTAAAACGGCCAGCGCGCCAAGAGCTTTCATAGAACCTGCCATACTTGCTTCTGTATTAGCGCGAGCCTATATTTTTCCAGACTCTTCATCTGAGCTGAGTTCGGATTCTTCAGAATCCATATCAAAATTTCCATAGCGCTTATAATATCTATCCGCCATTCTTTCAGCCCGAAGCTGCGCTAACGATGCCCTCAGCCGGGCCTGGCGAATGCGCTTTCTTGCTACCTCCCGCCTCGCCTTCTCCTCCTCCGAAATTTCCCCAAAAGGGATAATCTCTTCTTGGACTTCAGCGATCGGGAGTTCCGGAAGGTCTGTTTCCTCACCCTCGGCATCTAACTCCTCCCCAATCACACCCAGTTCATTCAGAAAACCGGGAGGGATCGCAGAAGGGACAATAACGGGCTCAAGTTCCGCCAGGCTGAGTTGTAGTTCATAGCGACTAGTATAAAAAACTATGCGCGCCGGAATCCAAGTTGCTCGGAATGTATCCCCCGTTTCTCGAATAGAGGAAATATCAACTTCATCCGTAAAATATTCATAGACGAGCCGCTTGTAAAAGAGCGACGACTCAAGCGGCTTCGAGAAGTATTTAGATGCTTGTTTCAGAAATTCAGATATAAAGATATCGCTCAGCTCTTCTTCTGTTATAGCAAGCTTCGTAGGATCATCGGTTGTGGCTTCCATTCTCGGCGCATTCTTGAAAGTGAATGTGTAGCGTTTCTTGTCGGCTTCGAAGTGTGGCGGGAGAACTTGTAGACTCATCTGCGGATACCTTTGATATATGTTATAAGAATAAGAGGTTAGGAAATGACGAAGCCCGGAGGAGGCACAAACAGCCTCGCCAAAAAGTTCCTTGATTATGTGAGTCGTGATGAAGTTCGTGACAAAATAAAGGGTGAGTTTATTGATCCCATGCTCGATCACGTCATGAAACGTGTTTTCCCCTACATTATATTGACGTGCGTGTTATTCATCCTGCTGCTCCTCGTAGTATTGCTCACGCTCGGGATAATCATATTCCAAATGCGAACTTCAGTGGTTCCGGCCATTATTTCGTAATAGCCGCCGGTAATGTCTTGAATCCGTAGATTAGAATGAATCCCCCTTCTGTTCCAACAGGTGGTGGCTCAGCGCCTGTCGCGCAGCAAATCGGGAACCTTATACGGCACTGGGTTCATTATGACAATACGATTGCCACGTTAAACAGGGAGATCAAGAAGACCCGAGAGCTAAGGAGCAACTATGAGGCCCAGGTGCTTCAAATGCTACGATCAAACAATATGTCAAATCCTGTCATACAAATTGGCGATGGTCGTCTGATTGTGTCAGAAGACAAACATCATTCACCTCTGACATTCACTAGCCTTGAATCGCTCCTCCATCAATACTATGCCAAGAAGCCGGGTGCCAAAGACGAAACGGCAGATATAATCAAGTTTGTTAAGTCGAATCGTGATACCACGCTCAGCACCTGCTTAAAACGTCAAGGTGCGGCGAGATCTCGTTCAAATGATGACAAGTAGTTGGGCTAAAGCTGAAACGTGATACTAATGCAGGGATGTCGGAATCTATCCGTATAAACATAAACTGGAATCGATGGCTGAATGAATACATTTGTATCGATCCGGATGATTATATTTCACGTCGTGTTGCGATTCATCGCCTATGTTCTTATGGGCTCATTCCGTTTTTGCGCGCAAATGGCTATACAATCGCGATTAGCAATAAGGAGCTAGGTTCTCGAATCGCAACGGGACTCTATAATAATCACGGGCGTCATATGCTAGAAAGTGATTGGTCATTCGGGTCGATAGAAAACACGTGTATGGGTGATGACTACAGAGCACACTTTCATGACAGGATCGGCGATGAAAAATGGGAGAATTTTTGGCAACAGTGGGGGAGCTGGTTAGATGAGCACCGGCGAGCCGATATCCAGGATTATATCTGGTCTCAGATATCAAGCGAATGGTCTCCTGAGACAGAAATAGCTAATGAACATATTTATGGAGAAGAGGAATACACAACCGAACATGACAGTCGAGATGTATATTTGAAGGACTCGGTAGAGTCAAATGAGTGGGGTGGAATCCGCAAACGATAACTAGGCGGAAGACCACTTCAGCTCACTGAAGGGTTTGACATACAGAGAATCGGCCTGACCCTTGAAATCATTCACCATTTGATCAACTTTGAGAGCAGCAGGAGATTTAGGGACCTTACCCTGCTCCATCAGTTGTTGCTCATCATGACTGGATTGAGACGGCTTTTTGCCGTAGCAATTCACTCCATAGAGCATATCGGGATTGTCGAAGAATCCGCCGTTGATTCCGGTGGTTCCACAGGCCATACGTTCATCCGCTGGACCAGATTGTAGCTTATCGTATGTATTCTTTTGTGTAGGATAAACGGCCATTTGACCCTTCACCCACCCGTAGTTACACCAGTCAGCACCTTTCCCCCAGGCCTCTTTCACTTGCTCATACGAAGCCAGCTCGGCACCGAGCGCCTTACATAGGGGTTCAGCATCATAATATGTGAACTTGTTCTGCGAAATATTATATACTTCATTGGGGCCATTCGAGGGCAGGACCTTTTCTACAATGTTCTGATTTGCCGCGCTGTGCTGACTAGGAGTTATAGACTGCGGCGGCATAGGCGGAACGGTTACTTCTCTCACATCACCGTGTATCGGAATAACAGGGGCGACCACCGAAGGTTGAGAGTTCAAGCCCATCGACTGTTGGAAAGAGCCAGTTACATATTCGTAGCCCTGTTTAATCTGCTTATTGAATACGGAAAATGCGATAAGAAATAAAAATACAAGACCGGCAAAAATGCCCAGCGGGTACGCCCACGGAGATTCGGCGAGCTTACTTACGGAGAAGTCGCCTAATGTTGTCGGGGGAGCGTTATTCACCCCTACATTCGCGGGCCTATTGGCACCAGCATTCGCGGGCCTATTGGCAGATGAGTTCATAGAAGACATATTTGTCGCCGCGTTGCCGCGATTTTTACCCTGATTGGAGTTTGTCGCAGGTGGAGAGCTATTTCCAAGAGGTATAAGACTATTAAATGAGGTGCCGGCATTTTTTTTGTTATTGGCAGCGGCGGGACTTCCAAGCATGCTGTTAGCGGCATTGACAACCGTGTTGACAGCCCCCGTGGTGGCATTTGTTACGGCGGTTACGGCACTGGATGCCGCATTCGCAACAGCATTTACTGCTTGCGCAACCGGACTTTGGTTTGTAGGGGGTGGCGAAGCCGCTGGCGCGTTCATCTCTAACAGTAAGTGCCAAAGTTATCGGTATCTCAGATAGTATTTATATATCCGCCACGAGTGCCCCAATCTGCGAATGCATATGTCGTAAAAATGCCGCCACACTTACATCCCAATGAATGCCATCCGGGGCGGCATTCGGATACGCTGTTCCAAATCCCCAGGCGGCGGGGACGTCATTCAGAGCTCCCGTCTTTCCATTATATAAAAGAATAGGCCTACGTATTTCGTCTACACTCATCTGTATTGTATCACGTGGGTGAAACCCCATTGCGTATACTACCCAATCGGCCGAATGTGATGTCCGAATAACTTTGGAAGTTTCTTGAATCGGCACTAACTCAACCGGTATTTTACCCGAAACAATCTCATCGGCGATATCAGCAGCCTCACGCTTGATACCATCATAATGGCCGTCGCGATCCCAGGAGAATGGCTGCGGCGTGTTGTAATAAGCAACAACACGGAGGCCACATGCTACAAGATTACGTATGATGAGTGTCCCACTGTGCATTGTTCCGAATACGATTACACGCTGCCCAGGCTCAACGTAATGCTGAAGGCGAGAACTGTCTAAGGCGATCTCTAAAGGTATAGATGGGATTGAGAGATCCATCATTTTCGGTTCGGAGCCCTGCGTCAGCACGAGTTTTTTCGAAGTAACATCGACGGACTTCCCAGCGGCCATAACAGATATAGTCCAGCATTTTGCTTCTGTGCTATAGTTTACCTTTAGAGCAGTCCCTTGGATTTGTTGGACCTTTTTAAGAGTAGGAGCGGCAAGGTTTCTTAAAAGAGCAGCAATCTCTACCAACTTTGAAGAGGCATTCGTGTCGGGAAAATCCGGAAGTTTCAGAGAAGGGCACGTGGCTTTAATGGCATCGAGTGTTTTGGACCAAGGGGTATTCGATTGAACTGCAGTCCATTTACGAGCTAAATCTCCACCGTCGAAATGCGGATCGATTATGATAATCTTCGATAAGTCAGCACCGGATTCTTGGAGAAGGAGTAACAAACTAAGACCTGTTACACCTGCGCCTATAATACATATGTTCATTCTAATCGTAATACTGTTTCTTAGATTAGGACAAAGGCTATACGCCGTAGCGTTTAGGCGGAGTCCTCAGGTTCCGTGCGATTACCCCCACGTCCCGCGATATACTGACGCTGCTGGGGCGTCGTGCATACGCATCCACCCCCGCAGCTAAAACTCGCGCCGCAGCACTCGGGCTTGCACTGATTGTTCTTGAACATGAAAAGGCTGTCGGCGCCGGGCTGGAACTCGGCGCCAGTCAGAGGCTCATTCGGAGCAGTGTAGCGCCAGCCAGATATACTGTTGCCGGTAGATAGCTTCACGCCATCAAACGCCCCCACAGGAGAATACATCTCCTTGGCCCCTCCAGCGTTCTCCAAATAATACGAGCTGAAACCCTCCACTGCGTTGTTGCTATTATTGGCATTATTAGCGTTATTAGCGGGAGCGGCATTAGCGGGAGCGGCATTAGCGGGAGCGGCACTATTCGCGTTGTTGCTTACGGGCATAACAGGTGTATTCTGAAACCCTTCCAACGGCGAAATCCCGTAAGGCGCGTAGTAGACCATTATAAGGTTCGCGAGAAGGATTAGGAGCAGGCCAGATATTAGCACAGCAGTCTTCATTTAGCGATTCTTCTCAGGGTTGATTTTTTGTGTGGCGCGCTAGCTTCTTTTCAGAGGAACAACTATTTTACTAATCCACAGCATATCTTTCATAAATACCGCATGCGCTCTGGGAAGCTTTTTCCTTGTGATAACAGCAACAGCTCTTAGCTTTTTATAGACACCCAGAGCCGTATACTCCCTTACCGCCTTCAAGAGAGCAGCTTGCCGGCGAGAATCACTCTCACGAAACGAGTAGCCGTGCTTAGCAAGCTCACCCTCCCTTACGGGGCCATGTAGTTTTGACGATCGCGTGCTTCCAGCCGTATTTCTTGAACAACGCGGTTCTACATACGTATTCCTGTTAGATGGGTGAATACGATACGCCCTTCCTGTAGATTTTCTCACAGTAAAACCACGCCGGCGAACTGCCGTAGAATAATGACGTGTATATCCCTTTCTCAAAACTTGACCCGGGGGACAGTTCTTCCGCGTCAATGTCCGAACACCCGGAATTTTAGAAATGAGCTGCCGGGTTTTTCTACGCACAGTCGCCGTTCCTGGCTTTTTATCCCCCATATCCTCCTACTACTTACTCATGTCATTATTCATATTATTTGCTTGATTAAGTATAATATTGTTGTTTGGTTCGGCCATCACCTCGCTATCATTTCTTGCCACTTCCAGAACGTGTATTGGAGAAATTGTATAGGGATAATCATACAGGTCAAGTTTTGCATAGTGTTTAAGAGGCTCTTTTAGCGAGGGATCGTTTCGTAGCGCCGGCAATATTCCTCGTTTTTCAAACACAAGAAGAACTGCTTTTTTATTTATATCTGCAGTCGGAGGTATAACCCCTTTATTGTCAAAGACTTCACTGAGAATATTATAAAGGTTCTGTATTTCCTTTTCACCCCTATCAAGGACACTCATATCTTGAATATTAGGGTCTGTTTTATTGCTATTGTATTTCTTCTCTGTAGGTCCAATCAAATAGGGGCGTTTAAATTCCTCACATGTCTTTCGCATATTTTTAACAACTTCCTCCGTATTCATTCTACGCTAATCGCGTAAAAAACCAGTAAAGAAAATACGACCTGCTATAAATGGATCTGTCCGGTGATCAAGCACAGCTGCGTGCGCGGCGCGGTCCGCCCCGTGATACCGGTCCATCTATAGAAGATTCACTCCGAGATGCTGAGAGACGTTCGCTCGACTTTCCTGCCACCGAACGTGCCATGTATGTTCGCGCCATGGTATCAAGGACCCAGGAGCTCAAAGCTGCCGGTAGAACGGTTGAGGATATCAAGGCCCAGCTCCCCGAGTTTGTTCGTGATTATCCCCATCTCTTTGAAACGGTGACAAATGATAGCTTTGACCAGAACAATCTAAATACGATGTTGACGATGTTGGACCGGATGGGACAAGGCAATTTAAATCATCACCAGGCAACGGTGATTGTAGGGAAACGGCTGGCGCAGAAGTATATACGACCGGACAAACAGAACTAGGTTTTGTCACTTGATACGGAACACGGAATTTCTGGCACCAAGCAAGACTCGTGGCAAAATCACGCGGAAGTTGGGTTGAATACCATTCTTCTGAGTGATTGGCATAGTGCTCGGCGAGGCTAATCGAATGGAGTTGCTCTGTGGTCGTCGCGGATACATGTGATTTCATATAGGCCAACTCTTCCGGGCTAAGAACTTCCGTTGCGCCACTCGGGTATAAACTATTCGCCGCTTGGCGCTGTATTTCCATAAGGAACTTCAAAATCCCAGGGGGAAGTCCCTTGAATCCGCGCCCCAGAAAATAGCGTTCCGAGTTACACGGACGCGACATGGCCGGTTTATAAAGCGTCCACTCGGAAAAACAGCGGGCCATTAACGCTGTTAAAATCATAGTAGATTCCGAAAATACGTCGAATAGTTTCAGAACAAAGCAGCCTTCCTGACTCAGGCAACGAAGGCCGGTCGTAGCAGAACATACCAGTAGATTAAAAACACGCTGCTCCTGGATTCCGTAGTTCACACTGAAGTCGAAGCCCCCGTCGGCTGTAAAGAGATTTATTCCAGTCCCCGCCGCCTCCACGAAAGAATCCTGATTGGCCGTCTTATATACATCCCCTGATCCATCAGCACCATAATGTAGACGAACTTCACGATGATGATGTAAGAAGCCCGATGCCCGACGCCACCCTGGAACATGCTGATCTGTCGGCTTTAGTGTCATGGCCGTTGCGAGTTGAAGGATCTTCTTATTGCGTTCCGTAAGATCTGCGATAGCTTGTATAAAGCCACCTGGCCCCTCGGCTATATGAGCCGTGCGGATTTTCGGTGTTTGTTTCGGCAAGCGCTCAAAAAACTGTAGAACATCCAGCATCTCAATTAACTTGAAATATGAGCGGCTGAGTGGTTTTATTACTACTACAGAGGGGTGGAAGTTCGTATCCTCATGTGTATATACCATTTCGTAGGGATTTACCATTTTCTTGAGTAGTTCCCATCGATTTGTTGCCTCGAGCGCTGTAATACGCTCTTTTGCAGCTTGAAGCTCTATAGGTGAATCTGTACGCCATTCGGTGAATGTCAGGTTTTCAGGTAATGAAACGGGTTTTTCAGGACGCTGCCACTGTGGTTTTGTCCAAGGTGGCTTCGCCGATGTCGCTTTCTCCATACATAGTTTAGGCTATTTGCCTTAAAGTGATGCTGTTATTTAATCCTCTTCTGTCTCGCCCATAATCTTGATCTCCACATCAGGCTCTTCCATCAGCACAGCTTTCTTCGGCATGGTCACATTCATGCGAAGGCGCGCAGTCGAGCACATGTCATCCTGGTTCTCGTGAAGCTCCGCATTAATCTGATCCTGCGTCGGTCCCTCATCCTCATCCTCGAACCCTTCCAAGGGCGTCATGCCCTCCTGGAGTCGCATGTAGGCCGACTCATCAAACAGGACTTCAAAGAAGCCCGTGCCACCGCGAATCGGCTGGCCCATCATAATGTTCGCCGAGATGCCCGTTACGGGATCAATCTCGCCAAACAGGGCCGCACGCAGCAGGATCTTCTCCGTCTCCTCAAACGAGGCCTTGGCCAGCGGGCCAATATCCATCTTATTGATGCCATAGCGATCTACCGACATCAGGCGCCCCGCGCGCGTCATTACATCGCATAGAAGGCCCAAGTGCCGGCAGTTCACACCCGCCTCCTCGAACAGCGTGGTGATCTCCTGTAGCAGCGTGTAGCGCGTGGACTCAATGCCTAGATTTTCATAAATGTCATGGACATGGCTGCTCATTAGCTTCGTGCCGTCCACATACGGGTGATTCATAACCGCAAGGAAGTTCGTACCGTCCGTGTCTAGCACATACTGCGTAACCTGCTTATACACTCCCTCCTCCGCATTGAACTCCATCGTGTCTTTGTCCTGGCGGAAGTTCGCGGCCTTGATACCAGGAACACCGCGGATCACGATGCCCGTGAGCAGGCGATTCTGTAGCTTCTTGAGTGCCAGCAGATCGTCCATACCCGAGCTCATCTCAGGGGGGATGCGCACACGCATAATGAGACGCTGCGAGTTGTAGTCGCTGTAGACCAGATTAATCGCCGTTCCGAACTTCTGGCGGAGCACGAAGGCAATATCGTCCATGCTGATATTCTTCTTAAACATGCGCTCACGATCCAGCTCCAGACGAAGCATGAGGCGACTCCAGGAAGGGGCTTTCTCTTCGCCCTCTTCTTCGCCGTCGCCGAACCGAGGAGCCGGCGCCGCGTCAGGATCCGTCTCCGCCTCAAAGGCCTTGTAGAACTTCACAAGATCACGGTCCTCCTCTAGCACCGACTCCGAATCATCAGGGTCGTAGTAGATCGCCGCCTTCACCGTAATATCCTTCAGCAGCGTCAGCTCGAGATCCTGCGCCACTTTACGCGCCTTCTCTTTTGAGTCGCGGATCTCGGGCTTTAGCGTGACAGTCAACGAAATCGCCTTCGGGTTCTGCGTCACCTTGAGCAGCTCCTTGAGACGCGGCACGCCTCGCGTCACATTGGACTTCGCCGCCACACCAGCAAGGTGAAAGGTGTCTTTTACGCCAATACAATCCATCGTCATGAAGTTACGTGTGGCCTCAACCGTGAGATCATAGACCCTGTCCTTCATGGGCGCAATCTCTTTAATGGACTTGATTGTGTCCCAGACAACATCGCCAGTCGCCTCGCGACGGCAAACGCGCTGACGCGACTCAGCGCCAAACTGCTGATCCAGTATGGTCTGCTTCCCAGCAACCGACAGGCGGAACGTCTTTGCAAACACGGCACTATACTTTACAGGAATATACATTGTGTAGTTCGCCTTCACAGAATCGAAGACACCCAACTCGGGCGTCCTCTCGGACATTGTGCTGAAGATCCCGAAGCGCGCAAAGAGCGTTCCCAGGCGGACTAGTAGGTCCTTCGACACAGAGGTCACCTTCACGCAGCCCGTCTTCTTCTCTACGGTCCCGTCGCCACTAATATACGCGTCCACGAGCCCCTCGATGAACTCCACAGGAGCCTGGAAGACCCAGTCAGGCATGGTCTTCTCATGGCTCACGCGACCGAAGACCTTCCGCACCAGGGTCGCCAGGAGCGTGGAGTGAATCACGAGGCAGGTCGTCGTTCCCTTGATGCCGGTCTTGGCAGCTTCGCGCTGCTCGGAAACGGTATGCGTTCCTACATTCCATTCGGCCATCAGCGCAGCCACCTTAGCGAGATAAGCAGAGTCGTTGTTCGTTATGTTCACCTGCGTTGCGTTGCTAGAGCCCTCCGCGAGATAGGCGCCCACGAAGAAGCCGAACGACTCCGTCAGAGGAATCTCAGCAGGGATCTGCGAGACATCGGGGCGAGTGCGCGCAGGGTATACGAAGCCAGGGCGAATGGCTGTCGCGTTGCTGTTCTTGCCATCTACGAAGGCCTCACGGAAGGAGTCACTACGGCTATAGGGAACCGTGAAGCTGCTGCCATTATTCTTCTGGAACCAATGGCGGTCGGCGCCATTCAGAGCCACTAGTGCAGCCGCCGCGTCGGAGCCATATAAGAAGTCAGTAGGGGGCAGATGCTCCCTTAGCGAGAGGCTCTTGGTCGTCGGCAGGGAGCCAATGGCCAGGGAGTTCGCAATAGGGAGGACATCGCCCACGCGCAAGTCAGAGCCATTGATGTCGAGCACCTTCTCGCCCACGCGTGTGAGAAACGACATACCCTTTGTCGCCTTCACACTGCGTCCAGAAGCGAGCTCTACCTCCAGAATCGTGTTCGTCCCATCCTCATTCACCACGGGATGCTTCGTCACGGCCTCCAGCTTCGTCCACATCATCTTGCCGTTCTCATCGCATGAGACCGCCTGCCATTCATTGCCGTCATTGAGGTCCAGGTAGAGCTGATTGTTGGGAAACTCCTGGATGGCATCCGGATTTGCGGCCATATGCGCGTCCACGAACTCGCCAATCTGCGTGCAGACAACTTGACCGTTTTTCGCAATCATAATCTTCGTGTCCCAGTCCACACTGTTCAAGGTCATCTGCGTGGACGGCTCGCCAATCGACTGCGCAGCGATGATGCCCACCTGCTCGCCAGGCTGCGCCCAACCCTGCCAGTTCTTCACCACAATCATCTCGCACACGGCGTCAAATGCCTTGCGCGTGAGGCGCTCCTTGATAATCATCTTGTGAGGGGCCAGGTAGAAGCGAAGCAGGGCTGCCCAGAGCTTGTGATACGCCTGCGTCCTTTGGATCACCTTCTCGATACCCTGGATCACATAGAGCGGCGTGAGGTCCGTGGGAATCTTCTTATCCAGGCGGAAACTCGTAATCACATTTGTCAGAACACGCTCGATGTTCACCGATGCGAACAGAGCCACATCCTGCCGAGAATGCTGAATGCCCTCAATCAACATCTTGCGATCACCCAGCACTAACTCCGCGAACGTCGCCAGCACCGCAGAGTCCTCGCCACGCTGACCGCTCAGCACACCATTCATATCGGCCCCCTCAATCCCATAGTCACGCTTGATTTCTGCGTCGCTCAGCTTGGCCAGACCCAGACTCGCCGACTCAATCTTCGTGGCGTTGATGCCGTCCTCGCCGTATTTGAACTGGACGATGTTCATACGGCTGTCGCGCACCGAGCCGTCATACTGTACCGTCAGGTCCTCCATGGCCTTCACCAGCTGCCGCTGGATATAACCCGTGTCTGCCGTCTTAACAGCCGTATCAATCAGACCCTCACGACCCGACATGGCGTGAAAGAAGAACTCCTGCGGCGTCAGGCCCTGAATGAAACTGCTCTCCACAAACCCCCGCGCCTCCGCGCCGTCGTCATACTTCTTGAAATGCGGCAGCGTGCGATCCGAGAAGCCATACGGAATGCGCTTGCCCTCGGGGGCCTGCTGACCAACGCATGCCATCATCTGCGCGATGTTGATGTTGCTGCCTTTGGAGCCCGCGCGCACCATTGCCACCAGACGATTCTCGTCGGACAAGGCGCCCAGGCCAATCTTACCCGACTCTTCCGTAGCCTTATTCAGCTCCGTGAATACCTTATCCTCGAACTCCTGCTGGTTGGACTTACCCGTGTTGTTGTCGAACAGGTCCAAGTGAATCTGGAGAAGAATGTTCTCAATCGCCGCCTTGCGCTTCTTCACAACTTCCTCCATCTGCTTGCGCGTCTCCTCATCGGCAATCAAGTCCGAAATGCCCACCGAGAAGCCGTTATACACGAGGAACTGCTCGATTGTGTTCTGCATGCTGTCAATGAAGTTCACCGTGTCCTTCGGCCCATAGTCGCGATAGGTCACATGAACAATGCCCTTGGACGGCTTCGAGAAGATGTCCTTGTCAAAGATGCCCTGCTCCACGACACCCTCCTTGATTTTCACGTAGTTCTCCTGGCTCTTGTTATCCTTGTATAGGCCGTTGCCCATCTCCAAGTTGATAGGAGGCATGAGCTGCGTGAGAACTTGTTGGCCCGTCCACCGCGGCGGCTTACCCTCTGCCTGTTTGCCGCCTTTGGGCACGACGCCCTCGAATCGCTTATTCCACATCATCATGTTCATAAACTCCCGGCGGTTGAAATCCACATGAGGGCGTGTGAGGCGATAGGAGCCCACGAGCGAATCCTGAACCACGCCAATCAGCGGCTTCGCGTGGCGCGGAGTGACGATCTGGTGCGGGACCGCGGCGATCTCCGCCAGCTCTGTCGACGCCTCATACGACTGCGGGATGTGCGCATTCATCTCATCACCGTCAAAGTCCGCGTTATACGGCGCCGTAACAGATACATTCAGGCGAAACGTATTGTAGGGTAGCACCTTGACACGGTGACCCATCATCGACATGCGGTGAAGCGTCGGCTGCCGGTTGAACAGGATGATATCGCCGTCATTCAGGTGGCGATTGATAACGTCACCCAACTTCAGCACGATTTCCTTGGTGTTCACGTGCTTCAGAGAAATCATACGGCCATCAGCACGCACGATGGTCTTCGCCCCCGGATGTTTGTCGGCCCCATTCTGGATCAGCTTATACATCTGCTCCCGATTGTAGGGTGTCACCTTCTCGGGAACGGTCAGGTTCAGCGCAATCTTCAGAGGAACACCAATCTCGGCGATGGAGAGATTTGGGTCCGGCGTAATAACTGAGCGCGCAGAGAACTCTACACGCTTCCCCTGAATATTGTAGCGGATACGCCCCTCCTTGGAGCCGAGGCGCTGCTGAACGGACTTCAGAGGGCGCCCCGAACGCTGGGCCGAGGGTGCAACACCCGGAATCTGGTTGTCTACCAGAGTCGCGATGTGATACTGGAGAACCGTGTGCTCATCCTCAATCAGATTCTTCGGCGCGTTGTTGTTGATCTTGTCCTGGAGGCGCTGATTCGTGGAGATGATCTCGAACAGCTTGTGTGTCAAGTCATCTTCCGAGCGCTGGTTGTTGTCCTGAATAACGGACGGGCGCACCTGCGGCGGCGGAATCGGCATGACGGAACAGATCATCCAGTCCGGGCGGCACCAATAGCGATTCAGCCCCATGAAATCCACGTCCTCGTCGGTAATCCGCCGGAAGAGGCGCAGAACGTATTCCACCTCGAGCACCTGTGTAACTTTCTCCTTCTCTTGACCCGCGGCAGTCAAGCTGCTCACCCACTCGGCCGTAATCCGGGCAATCCCGTCGCGGGTGTAACGGTCCGGCTGGACGGCGCCACAGCCATCCTCCGTTTCATTGCCACAACGCAGGATGTTATTACACAGATTGAGCACCGCACGCCAGCGCACTTCACCCCGACGCTTCAATACGGACTTATGGAGCTCCTTGTCAATAAGAAGCTTCGAGCAGCGGACACACACACAGTTCAGCACGTTGAGGATATACGGGAAGAACTGGATGAAATACACGGGGCGGGCCAACTTATAGTGGCCAAAGTGACCGGGGCACCCGTGATTCGTCTGTCCGCAACTACGACAAGTTTTGCCATTGTCGAGAATGCCCATACGCGGATCAAAGAGACCGCCAATGCGCGGCTCATTTCCGTCGTAAGTGCCCGAGTTTGTGATTTCAACGACAGAGCGCTTTTCAATCTCATCAGGGCTGAAGATCCCGAACTGGATACCCACCACAGGTTGGATATCCGAATCTGGACGATGAATTCCGGCAGGCATCTCTCCTCTGTGTTATAGAGGGGTTTCTAAGTGCCCTCCGACACGAAGGCTGCGGTCAATTTTGAACGCTACAAATGTGTTTCACTTTTTTATCACCCTTTAGTATATTGCGAATGCCTTCCGCTAGTACAAGCGCACGCACACCTAAACGTGGAGCATCGAGTTTAATCGCTCGCCTCCGTAGGCAAAAGGCTGCGCTAGAGGAGGAAAAGATAAAGGCTGCGCGCAGCAGATTTGGTGGGCGGACACGCCTTTTTAATAGGGGTCGTTCTTGGGGTAACTGGTTTCAGCAGCTGAAAAGCAGAAGTGCTAGAAATAAGTACCGCGCTCTGAAACCGCTTGGGGGCCTTGGTAATGCCACAAGACGTGCGCTTGGGGCGAGGACAAAGTTATACAATAAGGGTCGTTCTTACAAAAACTGGTTGGGTCAACTTTTTAGCAGAAATGCCAGGAATAAGTATCACGGTAATAGGGCTTTGTCTGCTGAAAAGAGGAGACTGGGGGGTATTAACTTAGGTTCTGCCTCGCGTGTAGCTTCTGCCAAGATTGCGCGCCGTCTAAGTGCCAAAGCGAATAGAGCGGGATTAATGGCATTGAACACATCTTCTCAACAGCGCCGTAACTCTGCTGCCAGACGTGCGAAGTCTGCCAGAAAGCGGGAGTATGAGACGGGTTTCGGAAGAATAAATACATCTTCTCAGAAACGGCGCAACTCTGCCTCGAGGCGTGCCAAGTCTGCCAGAAGAAAGGCGTATCAGATTGCGCAGGCGACTGCAATCAATCCTCTGAATGCTATCAAAGTAGGCACTCAGATGCGGGCGAACTCTGCCTCGAGGCGTGCAAAGGAAGCGAGAATGTTTTTACGGAATGTCCGGCCGAATACTGCGCGTGTGCGTTCTGCTTCTACCAGGAGACGTGCGAGATCTGCTAGAAAGCGGGCGGCGGCGGCGGCGCGCACGGCGGGGCTCAAGGTCAGAGGGGCAGCTCCGTAAACTAAGAAGAATTTATAGCAGCCTTCATCATATCCTCCACTAACGTGTCAAATGTAAATGTAGGGCTCCACCCAAGCTTTGTGCGGATCTCTGTAGAATCACCCAGGAGCAAATCCACTTCCGCCGGCCGAAAGAATGCCGGATTCACGCGTACATATACATTTCCCGTGTTAACACACACGCCAATCTCATCCAGGCCATGGCCCTCCCATTCCAGCGTAATCCCTGCGTATGCGAATGCCTCCGTGATGAACTCGCGAACAGAGTGCGTCTTACCCGTCGCCACGACCCAATCATGCGGCTCATCCGCCTGTAGAATCCGCCACATGGCCTCTACATAATCCTTTGCGTGCCCCCAGTCCCGCTGCGCATCCAGGTTCCCAATAGAGATATCCTTCTCCGTTCCATCCAAAATCGCCTTGATACCCTTCGTGATCTTCCGCGTAACGAAATCCTCACCACGCCTGGGCGACTCGTGATTGAACAGGATCCCATTCGTGGCAAACATCCCATACGACTCCCGATAGTTCTTCGTTATCCAGTAGCCGTAGAGTTTTGCCACTCCGTAAGGGGAGCGAGGATAAAACGGTGTCGTCTCCTTCTGTGGAACTTCTTGGACCTTCCCATACAGCTCGCTCGTAGAAGCCTGGTAGAATCGAATCCGATCTTTCAAAGGATGTGTGCGAATGGCCTCCAGGATATGAAGCACACCGGCGCCGTCCGACTGTAGGGTATACTCGGGCATCTCAAAAGAGCGCTGGACATGACTCTGTGCGGCCAGATTGTATATTTCCAGACGCTCAGGTGGGTGGAAGGTCGCAACGGAAATAATGGACCGAATAGAGCTCACGTCCGTCACATCGCCATACTGAATCAGCAGCCTCGGGTGTTTAAGAAGATGCTGGATGCGCCACGTGTTGTTGTTCAACGAGCAGCGTCGAACTAGCCCAAATACTGTGTAGCCCTTGCCTAGCAGAAGTTCTGTGAGATAAGAGCCATCTTGGCCGGTAATGCCGGTGATAATCGCTGCCGGTCCTGCCATTCCTACTAATAAATAGTTAAGGTGGCCTTAAAGTGCGCGCACCGGTTTATGAAATCTGAAAATTTTGTAGGTAGTTCCCTCTTTATATAAAAAGTCGTATGATATTCCTTTTATTTCTGCGAATGTTTCCACTGCATTTGACACCTCCTCCATCCAATAGTCATCTCCTAAAAGTTGTCCACCGGGCCGAACTTTATTCCACCAGAAATTGAGATCATTTAAACAGGCCAAATAGGAATGATCGCCGTCTACAAATACACAATCGACACTGTCATCGGGAACTTGTTCATTTGTAATCTGGAGACTTTCTGTCCTGTGCCATACATAACGGCCCTTCCAAGGTGAAAGCTCCTGGTGAATCAAATCGTACATTTCATTGAAGTGGCTACCGGGCTGCGATGGTATGGTCTTCATAATATCTTCTGCAAATCCATCATTTGGATAATATTTCATAGGATCAACGAGCACAAGTTTCTCAACATCCGTCGTTTGTAGAATATATTTTGCATGTGTTCCATAGCCAATACCAACTTCTACAAGGCTTTTAAAATTATTTTCCCGAACCACCTTCGTCAATACTCCATAATATAAGGCAGCCCATCCACCTGTTTGTGCCTCATTTATTGCTACAGTATTCTTATAAAATTCGGCAAGTTTCATTTTATTTTTGAAGAATATAAATATATTCTGTTTATACCGCACCGGTTTCAAATACCCCCAAGCGCTCTGCGTTTCCACCCCACGGTGCGAAACATACACGCCGCTTGACCCGGCTGAGATCCAAATGCGAGGCGAGGCAATAAATCGACGACTCAATCATCCAGAGTTCCTCCGCGTTCTCCATCAAATACGTGTAGTCAACGAGCGGCTTGTTTACCGCAAGTTGGGCAAGAGCATGGCCTCTCGGATCCGTCGCGGCATCCACTTGATTCCTATTGAGATCCACAATAAGCCGAGTTTCGCCCGCGGCTCGGAGCTTCTCCACGATCGGCAGAGTCTGGACAGAAGACTGCTGGTGAACAAGGACATACGGGCGAGCCTTAAAAGCATCAGCGAGTACCCGCGCGGCCTCCGTCCTCGGCACGTGGAAATAAGATGTGCGGATCTCCCTGGGAATCCCCATATCGTCATAAAACGAATGGGGCAGCTCGTAAATCGCACGCTCAGGCTTCTGGGCGAAAAAGCCGCAGCTGTAGACCGTAAATCCCTGCTCAGCAAAGAAATGGCGTTTGGATGACCATGGGTGGAGATCCACGTCATCATCGATGAGAAAGAGCTTGATACAGGGGTCGTCCGCATACATCGCCGCCGCATTCGACTCGTACTTCTTCTTACAGACTACGTGTACTTCATCGTAGGCCGTGGCGAGGTAGCGCACAGCCCCGTTCATCCAATACATGTCGCCGAGGCCGAGATGCGTATATACAAAGGCACGCTTCTTGGCGTAGCCTTTCTGCTCCCTGAGTGCCGAGTTCGCCAGCGCGTTGACCTTCGCCTTCACACGGAAACGCCGGTCATTCTCCAGAAGAATCTGTTTATACATCTCGGTGCCATTGTCATTCTTGTAATCGGCAACGTGGAAAACATCCTGAATCTCCCAGATGGCCAGATTCACTTCCTTCAGAATGCGGTAATGATATGGAAAGGCGGCGACATACCCCTTTAGAGAATTCATAAGAACATCGTATTCCTTCTGAACATCTTGGCGTCGAGCGGCATCCTGGATTTTCTGGAGTTTGATATCCAGGATCGTGAGTTTGTCCAGGGCTTCACCAAGGCTAACCGGCAGGACAATGTCCTGGCGGTTAGACGCGGTTTGCGATACGGGGCTTTGCGCCGTTCGCTCACCCAAGCTAACAGGTAGGGTAATCTCGGCCATTCTGGGTGGAGTAGGACCGAACTCTTTAGCTGGGCCTGTCGGCTAAAATTGGAGCCCGCGCTGCGCCAGCCGAGCAGCATAGCCATGCCTGCCCAATATACGCTCCATCTTCTTGTAGAGGACGAGGCGCTGAAGGCGAATCCCCGTTACGACTTTACCATCTCAAGTTATCCTGATAATCTGAATGCGGGCTTTGATCTTCTCACCGCCGAGGACTTTGTTGGAAAGCCTGGTCAGCCGCATCTTCTGAATCTCGGCGTGAAGGCCATGATGACCTCGAATGCCACGCAAGAGCCCGTACACTACTGGCTGGCCCCGCGTTCTTCTATCTTCAAGACAGGCCATATCATGGCGAACTCTCTTGGAGTGATTGACAATACGTATCGCGGCCCGCTGAAGGCGCCCGTAGTTGCACTCACCGAGGGCGCAGCTGGTTTCAAGGCAGGCGAACGCCACTTCCAGATTATCGCGCCTGATATGGGCTGGATTTCGGAGGTGCGCCGCGTAGAGAGCCTGCCTGAGACGGGGCGAGGTGAGGGGGGCTTTGGGAGCACAGGCCGCTAACTGCCTGAGCGTCCCTTATTTTTAAGAGAATCTAAAAATGAAACAGATGGTTCATATATTTTATAGGGGTTTTTTATGAACTGCATATAAACGAAATAATTATATGTATTGAGGAACAAAGAATAGATAAACAATAATATGACACTTGGCGTATATGTAGGGGCCTTATAGATAAGGTCTACCTTTTTAAATGGAAGCATAAATCCATAGGATAAACTTATTCTAGGAAACGTGTCGGTATTTAGAGAAGTTGTGTGAAAATCAATACCGGACCTACACATTACATAGTGCCGTTCTTTAGCTTCCACGGGTATATCGGCATAATACGCCTGGCAGTTTGGCGCCACTTTCAGAAATACATTAAATCGAACATGAATATGGCCATCCCAACCATTTTTATCTATATGACGCGGAATAAAACCGCCAGGGGGTATTATAGCAATAAAATCATCTAAAATCGTGGAACTATATTCTCGTAGTCCCTCTTTATCCATAATGCGCTGTTTTATTTTCCACAACTCTATAGGAATATTTTTGGTATCAATCGTGAACCGAAAATCTAGGCGGTTACCGCTCAAACTAGAACATTTGAAATCCTTGTTGTATATGAAATTTAAAATGGCCTCTTGTTCCTCCTTACTCATTATTGTACCCCTGTCATACATTTCTACAGAACAGGCAAGAATACCTTTAAACTATTCTGGTGAATATATAGCTTGCCGCTCCTCCGTTAAGAAGGGGGGGACTCCTCGCGGCCTATTTTTGTAATCAGGCCCGTTTTTATCATATGGCTTTGTAGGAATCGACGATAGTTTATTACTATCGCATTTTAAAGCGGCGTGTAAAGGAAAGGGGTGAAATCCAAATACGTTTTCCAAGTATTTATACAGCTGTATACGAATACTCTGCGAAATCCACCTTATCCTTGGTATTTTATATATTTTATTGAGGACGTGCGGCGGCAGTTGAAATCCATATGATATTGCTATACGCGCATTATCATTCGGGTGAATAGGGTCTGTCCAATGCAAATCCATACCTGAGCGACAGAGAACATAATGACGTTCTTTTGCCTCTACACGATGCCCATCATAATATGTATGGCTATACTTGGGTAGATTCAAAAAGACATTGAAACGAGTATGCACTAGACATGGTTGATTTATATCTTTATGGGGATCAAGGTTGCCTCCCTCGCCTGAGGTTAAGACAAATATTTTATCCCTCGTCACACCTTTCAGTGTATTATGGAATTTTAAGAAAAAATTTTCATTATATGATTCCGCATATTCTTCTAGCCCCTCTTTTTTTATAATGCGCTCACGTATATCCCATATTACCCGTGGAATAGTAGGATTATCTTCATAAACTGCAGCTTCTACAAAGTTTGGATTATGATCTATAAACCTAAAATAGTTCTTAGAAAGCCATAAAAGTATATGTCTTTGTTCTTCTATACTTACTATTTCTCCTCTATCATACATTTCTATAGGACAAAAAAATACCTCTTTAGACTATCCGAGTAGTTTAAACGCTGGCGCCTAATCTAGTCTAGGAAATGAGCTTGGAACTTTTGATCGGCCCCATGTTTGCAGGAAAATCATCTCATATCCTTGGAACACTTCGTCGCCACGTGTTTATTGGTCGTAACACCCTCTGTATTACAAGCAGCCTTGATAATCGCTATTCAGCAGCGGGAAGTATTGTTACCCACGACAAGGAATCTTATCCCGCAACCGCCACATCAAGGCTCAATGCCCTGCTATCATCGAAATCCTTTAAAGATGCGCAGTGTATTATCATCGAGGAGGCGCAGTTCTTTCCCGATCTTAAGGATTTCGTCTTGGATGCGGTTGAAGTTCACAGTAAATCTGTTATCTGCGTGGGACTCGACGGGGATTCCGATAGGAAGCCATTTGGCCAGATACTCGATCTCGTTCCCTATGCCGATAGTGTATCCAAGATGAGCGCTTTATGTTCTCGCTGTTCGGACGGAACGCAGGCCATATTCACCTATAGGAAGCCAGGTGCGCCTGAGGGCCAGGTAAGCGTGGGCGCAGACGAGCAATACGAGGCACTCTGTAGGAAACACTATTTGACCGCAGCTCGTTGAAAAATTGATATTGTAAGTGCGCCTATGATTTTTATACCGAATGCTACAGACAAAAGACTACGTCCATTTTCGTGTAGGCGATGATAAGGAGTTTATCGGCGCTAACCTGGCTTCTATGGCGCTTCCAGGTGACACGGTTGCTTTCAACTACGGCCAAGTCACCCAGATTGTGGAACGAGCTAATCATAAACATATCGTGGGAACCCTGGAGTTGGCGGCGAAAGTTCGCTACGGGATGACATCACGAAACTACCCCATCTTTCGGTTTAGCCCCTTTTCGGAGTCGTATCCACCTTTCTTCGTCGGCTGTTCTCAAAAGGACGTGTCGAGGAATGTCTTGGCCATCATCGATTTCGATAAGTGGGAAAATACAACGTGTCCTCGCGGCAATCTCGTAGAGATTCTAGGCCCCGCTGGTGAGGCTGCGGTAGAAGAGCTGGCTCTTGCGATTCACGCCAGCCCCGTGCGCTGGAAACGGGGCGAAGAAGTGCTTCTTGAACCTGCTCCGCTGCCCGCACCCAGCCGTCGTGGAATCACGTTCCACGTAGATCCTGCCGGCTGTAAGGATATTGATGATGCGATTACGCTGATTCCTATGAGTGCGTCCGAGACGGAAGTGCGCATTCATATTGCCGACGTCAGCTCATGGCTTCTGGCGAATCCTGGCCTGGCCGCAAAGGCTTCTCAGATCTCGCAGACACTCTATAGGGATGGCGCGGCCCTGAAACCGATGTTCCCCGCAGCGCTTTCGGAGGATAAGTTCTCACTTCTGCCTGGGGAGGATAGGCGTGCGTGGACGGTCTCCTTCATCTGGAACAAAGAGGTGAAAACCGTCTCCGCTGTGCGCTGGGAACATGAGATGATTCGTGTTTCTCAGAGCTTCACGTATTACACTGTCCTGAAATCGATGTTCGCATCCGAGCTGGAAGAAATTTGTAGTGGAATCGCTGGCAAACCTGTGACCGATTCACACAAATGGATCGAGCATCTTATGATCTTCTATAATCGCGAGGCTGCCAAGTTGCTTCACTCGGCAGGGATCGGTGTTCTTCGCCGGCATTCGGCACCCGATGAGGCTCGCCTGGCCACGTATGCTGCCGCTGGCCTACCTGTTGAGCGCCTTGCCATGGCGGCCGGCGAATACTGTGAGGCTACGGCGTCTGATGCGCGTCACTGGGGTCTCGGTGAAGAATTATATTGCCACGCCAGCTCGCCTATTCGTCGTTGGTCTGACTGCCTCAACCAGCTCGCCATTCGGGCCATCATTCTCGGGGAAGGATCTGTTCCTACGAGCGGCCCCGATATCCAACAGCTAAACCGGCGCTCCAAGGCGATAAAGGCATATGAACGCGATCTCTTCTTCATGCGCGCGGTGCTAGGCGGAAGTTCCAGCGCGGAGGCAGGAGTCGTCGTGGAGTCGGGACGCGCCTGGGTTGCCGCCTGGGGCCGGATCGTGAAAGTCGATACAGGGGATTTTACCGCAGGGACACCCGTGCGTGTCAAGTTCTTCTGTGATGCCACCCAGAGGAACTGGAAACGCCGAATGGTGCTAGCCCTCGCCTGAAAATTTGATTGTAGGGGCGGATACACCTATTTTTACCGCAAGCCCATGCAAGAAGAATATACCTGCTTCAACGAGGAGTATCTGCGATTTGTAGAAGATATGGAAAGCCCGTTGGCACGGGCGTTTGTAGCAGTAATATCTCTAGTAATGGTTGTATTCATAGCAGCAGGGCTCTCTGGAATACTCATGGATATTTACCCAGGTGGGGTGTTTGTTAGTCTATTTAGCGTGGGAGTCGTGATGTTTCTTACCATGCTTTTCGTCGGTTCTATCTTCCTTGTAGGCTATTGTACACTTCCTAAACCGAAGGCGAGAAAACGCCGCGTTATGTCGGGTGAGCCTATGGTGTAATGAGTGGTTCATGCTTTGTATCTTCAATCGTTCTGGTATGTTCCATTTCACCACAAATATCAGGCAGTTTAAATCCAGAAATATCCTTGAATTTCGTATAACAGGCCTCACGTATATCTTTCGGAATAATCGCATTACCATCCGATGCGGCCTTCCCTATATCATCCTTAATATAACGTATAAATGTCTTACAATCCCTGCGCCCCGCATAGGGCAGATTAATGACTTCCTCTATTTTCCCTTTGATGGAACACCAATCACTCGCCAGTTTTTTATGGAGATGACTGGAAGTCTGATAGCCCAGTTTATCCTGTAGAATATTCAGAGTTGATACGGCAATACTGATACTTCCAAATAGCCAGGCCAGCTGAAATCCGGCTACGGAATATCCGCCGGCAATCACATTTGATAGGCCCGAAATCGCTGTCAACGTGTTGATCGCAATCATGAAGCTTTTTGAACGCGCATCAAAAATAGCGAATGCTTCTGTATGCATCCATTCAAAACATTTCGCCTTGTCACACCAGGTCGCAAGAAGATAATCTATTTCTGGCGACCAACTGAAGGTTGTCGGTCCTTCCGCTGTTTCTTGTGGACCAGTCGTTTCTGACATTCTCTCTATTTGTCAGATTTTGCGCGTGATCTCTTTTTTGTTTTATTAGCCCTCCGTATTCCATCTCAATATTCTCTTCCATACGAAATAAAAAGTTCCTCCCCCGCTTTTATATTTCGCTTCGCAAATACACGGCCATCTTGATGAAAATATACATTCGCCTTTTTATTTGTCCCTTTCGGCGCATTTATACGGGATGTCCAGTTATAGTGTTTAGAAGCGTCAATGTTTATCTCATTGTTCGCGTCGGTCGGGTCAGTTATACGAAGAACATATACACTGTAACCCTGTGGGCCATATTTAGTTTCAAATTCACCGGGCGTAAGCGCCTCTCCACGATAATATCCCAGGTCTTTTCCCGAACTAATAGGCTGCTTTGCAAACATGCCCATACCTGCGCCAGGTATTCCAGATTTGCGTATTTCCACCATATTCTGCCCCACATCGTTTTCATCCTCTGTAGGAGGGAACGTCGGGTAGAATTTCAGCATCTTTTTATACCCTTAGAAATAAAAGTTATGTGCAATGCAATGCACGTAACTTTTATTTCTAAGGGGGATTTGTAGCGCTCTATAGCTCTCCAGTAGAAGCTTGAAAGGCGCAACTATAGCGAATCTCCCGCTGCCGCCTTGATTTCCCTGTAATATTTCTATATTAGAGATAGGAATGGCTTGGCGCAAATCCAAAGCTCCTGGCTGTATCAAGGTGACTCTAAAGAAATATGCGGATCGTCCAGGACCACCCTATCATGCGGCTGACTGCGCGGAACAGACGAAAAAGGGGAATGATGGCGCGGATTATGTTAGCAAGGAGGGCTCCAATGGCGTCTACAGGTGGGTCAAGGCGGGGGCTACGCGCAAGGCCAAGGGCGTCAAGAGATACGAGATTCACGACAATGGGTCAAAGCCGTTCGTGGTAGATGATGACGGCAAAAAAATAGTGGTTTTCCGGCAAATATTTAATATTGACACAAATACGTATAGTCTGGGAAAGAAGGTGTTTGAATCGCCCTACAAGAAGCTATTTGTCGGCAAGGATCCGCTAAAGATTGGCTGGGGCGGCTCTGAAACTGGAAATACGGTTCTGGCCCAGATTAGTGCAAAGAAGTTCGTCTTTATTGGAGATGGAGCGTATTCTTTTGAGCTTGTGGATGGAGATGAGCCTGTTCTCTATAGTTCCCCTGTTGGAAATTCAGATGTTCCCTATCCATATCTCATTGGAAAGAAGTATACGTACTTACTTTTGAGTCAGAAGACAAAGGATGGTCCTGGAAAGTGGAAGGATCAACTTCCTGCCTATATACCGAATGAGAAACTTGATCTGAAGCTAGATGTCTATCCCCAGTTTTGGGCATTTGAAATGGCTATGCGGGGCAAAAAGAAAATAAAGCTGGAGATCCCCGAAGAGCCTATTGCGAACTTTGCGAAAGTCTTAAAGCGCAAGATGATTGCCAAGCGAGAGTTTTAGAGGCGCAGATACAGCGAATCCCCCGCGGCCAAGTCGCGCATCAGCTTCGCCTCCAAGCCCCGCATTTTCTCTAGCATCTCTGTGTCCTTGGACAGAGTTGCTAGCGACCGCCATTCTTCCACAATATTCGCGGCCTTGCTCAACAGACGCATGAGATTGCCCTCATAAATCTCGTAATCGGCGCAGATCTCTTGGACTGTTGCATCTTGTAGCCAGCGCCACACTGGCTCCACCCACGTCGTATTGAGATCCCAATAGGAATCACGCGGGGCTCGCGGCGCAGCCACAGTATCCTCCACGCGCTGATTCTCCTGCGCGGCCCTATGAATGCTCCAAAGGGCTGCGATGACGGGGCGGGGGACGTCCAGACCGTCAACTGCGGGCATATCCTTACCCGATTCCCCTGAAAAGGCCATAAGCGCGGTCAGAATCTCCTCCGCACCCAAGTCCTTGAGAAGCCCCTGTTGATAGGCCTGGGCCATCAGAATCGGGTGACCCTCATTGACCTCCGTAGCCATCGTCCCCAGCGGAGTCAGCTCCAGCTTCCCCTCCTCAATAGGATGCTTTAAGAAGCCCATGGCAGCGAGAGCATCCAGACTCGGCCACACCCCACGAGAAGGATCGCCCGCCGCCTCGAGTTCCTTCTTCAGCTGCGCCACATTCCTCTGCGCCGTAAGGAACTTCGGCCACAGCTCCTTCGTAATAAGCATCCAGCGTGGACCCATGTGCGTATTATCCCACGCCGACCACGCCTTTTGAGCCTCCTTTCTTGCTGCATTTACACTCTGCTTCAACTTGCTGGACAACTCATCACGCTGCTGCATCGCAGCCACTTCCTTTTCGCTAATCTGAATGGCGGCGAGGGTGGCCTCCTCCGTCTTCAGCTCGAGCTCGATACCGCGGACAATCATCTCATGACGCTTATACCAATACGACTGGCGCATGAGCTTTAGCCAGTCCAGATTCCCCGACTGGAGCGTCTTCAGCAGGAAGTCGTAGTGGAACGTCATGCGCGACTGGAACGTGGAACGCGCCCCCGTGAACATCCTCTGGACTTCTGCCAGATCCTCGGGCTCCCTATCTGGTAGATACAGGACAAGACCCTTGTCGTCTTTGCCACGCCGTCCCGCCCGCCCAGCCATCTGAATGTATTCATCCGTATTGAGCATCCGCATCCCACCCGTGGCATCGTCGTATTTCCTATAGCCCGTGAAGACCACTGTCTTCGTAGGCATGTTGATGCCCACCGCGAAGGTCTCCGTGGCAAAGAGCAGCTTTACGAAGCCCTTGCCGAAGAGAATCTCCACGATTTCCTTCAGCACGGGCAACAAGCCGCTATGGTGAAACGCGATGCCCCGCTCCAGCAGGGACCGCAGAGTGTGATACTGCGGCATGCGCTGTAGAGTCTCCCCGTAGCGGTGTAGGTGAAAGTCAATAATGTGCTTGACCGATGCCGTATCAGACGAGCTCAACAGGGTGTGCTCGCAGTTGTCGGCGTAGCGCTCGCAGTCCTTTCGCGAAAATACAAAGAAGAGTGCGGGGAGAAGATTCTGCCCTTCTAGGCGCGCAACGAGCTCATTCATCTGGTGCTTGAACGATTTCTGGCCCCCCGTCCTTGCGACCGGACCGCCCTCGTAGCCGCCGCGCCGCCGATCAGTCACTTGAGCGCGATGGTCGTCTTTTGCCTTGGCCTGGCCTTTCTGCCACCCCAACCAGCCCTTGTAGGCCCCTGCCTCAAATCGCTCCTTAGCGTCCATGACCGTTACCAGGCGGTCACCCTCGTAGACTCCGTGCTGAAGAGGAACAATACGATACTGCGTGGAAATGAGGTGAATCGGCTTCTGTTTCAGCTCGCCGAGCCAGGCCGCAAAGATCTCGGGTGAGTCGATCGTTGCCGACAGCAGCACGAGGTTCACCGCGGGTGGTAGCAGAATCATCGTTTCCTCCCAGACCGCCCCCCGATCCCTGTCGTTGATATAGTGGCACTCGTCAAACACGACAGCGTCGAGACGATCCAGGCTCAGCGCGGCCGTAATACCCAGGCTGCGTGTGGCGGCCGAGTCATACTTGAATAGAAGATTCCGCAGAATCTCCGTAGTCATGATAACCACATCGGCGTCGGGCCGATACTTCAGATCCCCCGTCATGATACCCACGCTCGGAAACATCCGTTTCAGATCATCGAACTTCTGGTTCGATAGGGACTTAATAGGGGTTGTGTAGAAGACGCGCCCACCTTTTGCGAGGCTGTGGGCAATCTGGGCTTCACCAACAAGAGTCTTGCCGGAGCCGGTCTTCGCGGTCACCAGAACATTCTCACTGCGACTGATGGCCGCAACAGCGTGCTGCTGGAAAGGATCCAGAGGGAACTTGAAGTCCATCGCAAACTTCTGGGGCATTGTGCCACAGGGTTCAGAAGGATTGACTACACGCAGGAATGTCGACATTCGTATAGGGGTTGGATTGGCCGAATGGCCGGTCCAATTTTATCGTCACTCATTTACGTAGGGCTTATATGCAGGCTTTCTATGTTTGTGCGTCCCCCCCTTATTCGAGCGGACCTTCCGCTTTTTGGAGGAATGACTATGTGCGGAGTTCGCGGCTGGCGCCACCCCCAGTGACTTCGCCTTGGCGATCATTTTTTCAACCATCGTATTGATGGATGCGCCCATAGCCTCTATGGACCGCACAGCAGCAGAATGAGAGTTTCCAGATTTGACAGACACATTTTTAGGAGCGCTCGCGGGTAGGCTCATCGCGGAGCTCACCTTCGGAGCCTTTGGAGCCTTTGCCGTCTTACCCTGAAACTTTCTCTGATTCTCTGCTATATACTCTTGAAGCTTTGATTGATAAGCTGCATTGCCATCGCGCTCCTTAATAGTCAGAAGACCGGCTGCATGATACGCCTTCGCCTTCGGCGCCTTTTTGTCATCACCGAACACTTTTGTATATTCAGCCTGCATTTCTGTAAGAAGAGCCTTTCGACGTGCCTGTAAATCCTTGGCCTTCTGCGACATCACGTATCCAGAGGTACTTAGCGGAGCGACAGGGGCGCTAATCGGGGCGGCAGCAGGAGGCTTAGGCGGCGATGCGGAAACATTCTTTTCCACTGCGGGAGGGGCGATCGACGCATTCTCCACCGCTCCACTCTGGGCCGAAGCATTTTCTGCCGCTCCACTCTGGGCCGAAGCATTCTCCGCCGCTCCACTCTGGGCCGAAGCATTCTCCGCCGCTCCACTCTGGGCCGACGCATTCTCCGCCGCTCCACTCTGGGCAGAAGCATTTTCCGCTGCTCCACTCTGGGCCGACGCATTCTCCGCAGCTCCACTCTGGGCCGACGCATTCTCCGCAGCTCCACTGCTGTTGTTTCCAGACATATTCTCGAATTGATTCGCAGGCGGGGCCTGTTCTTCCGCGCTCATCTATATTTAGATGCGTTAATATCTGGGCCCATTCCAGCCACCAGACATTCCCTGATTCTCCTTCTTTTCGGGCGGCGGGGGAGGGGGCAGGGGTGGTTTCGGACCGAATGTAGTTATCACATATGGCAGCAAATACAGCGTAAAAATCGTAGTCAGAATGATAAACATCAAGCTTCTCTCTTTTAAGAACATCGCGACAATAGCGACAAAGATCAAGAAGCCCGCATGGCCCGCCAAAGCCCGGGAACCATTCTCCTGCGAATATCTCTTCAGCGCATCTATCATTTCATTATTCCCTGTAGGCACGACGTTGATCACTCCATAATAGAAAAATATGTCATGGAGAATCTGGACACCGATGAGCGCACATACAAAGACAAATGGCGACCAGGCCTTTCCTCCTTCCGTGTAGAACTTCGTATAGCCATACCGAGCTATTTGGAACATGATAACGATTAAACTCGTGTTCGCCAAAATACCCTCCAAGCCGAATGCGTCAAAGTATGTATTTAGTGTCTTACCTCCTAAATATCCCAAACGCGTCAGCATCGCGGTCACATTGATGACAAATATCGTGGCAGAACCAATTGGGATGAAATCATCTGTATGTGTGTAGTCCCCGATATCTCCAAGTCTGAATATATCTTCTTCTGAGCGCTTGAAGTCCATCTATCTATATATATCAGATGAATGTCTTGGGCTGGAATTGTTATCTTCTGGCAACCTCCGACGGTGGTTCTCAAAAGACATACGTGGGTGTTACACCGGACTTGGACAGACGTCTAGCACAGCACAATGGCCTTCAATCCGGTGGTGCAAAGGCGACCCACGGGCGCACCTGGGAGCGTGTGTGCCATGTGCGCGGTTTCCCAGATCATCGAGCCGCCCTCCAGTTTGAGTGGCGCTGGAAACAGATCTCGCGCGGCTTGACCGGCGCCCCCGTCCAGCGCCGCTACCAGGCTTTGCAAACCTTGCTCGGCCTCGATCGGCCCACGTCTGCTGCTGTTCCCTATAGTGAGTATGCGGCGCCCTTGGAGGTCATCATGGAAAAAGATATTAGCCCGGAATAGCAATGGCAGCTAATAGCACAAGATTTCATGGTATGACCCGCTTAATGCTTGCAAGTGGGGGGGGAGATCTTGCGAAGGTACGTTCTTTACTAAAAGATGGAGCAAATGTCAATGCTACGAGCATTGACCCAATACATGGGGCCCGCGGAGGTAATCGCCGCACTCCACTCATGTTCGCCAGTGAACATGGTCATATTCATGTAGTAAATGAGTTACTGTCAAATGGGGCAGACCCCAATATGAAGAGCGTTGGTTTTAAACTAGATTATAATGTAAATCGTAATACGTTTAACACAATGCGCTCAAAATACTTTAAAGAGTGTAGTGGCTGTACAGCTCTAATGTTTGCTAGCAAGGAGGGGCATTTAGACGTGGTGAAAGCTCTGCTTGCGGGCAAAGCTGATGCGGAAATAGCAGACGTGCATGGATTGACCGCATTAGACTTGGCAATAGCCGGATCACATGCAAATATAGTCGAAGTATTAGCTGGGGGAAGTAACATAAAACCGGGAAAACTGGCTGGATATTTTGAAGAGAAAAAGGCAGCCGCAAAAGCGGCTAGATATGCTCGAATGAAAGAGAGTGGCTATACTGATCTTATGATTGCTACGCTAGATGGAGATCTACCGCTCGTAAAAGAGTTAATAAAAAGTGGTGTGGATCTAAATGAGTTTACAAAGTATTCTGGCGCCCCCGCACTACTTTTAGCCTGTGAGCGTGGAAAACGTGAGATTGTCCGTGAGCTAATAGAAGGGGGGGCAAATGTGACTGCCCTAGATATAAATGGATATACTGCACTAATGCTTGCCAGTCAGCGGGGGGATCTCGCCATACTTAAGCTAATACTAGAAGCCGTGAGCGATACATACGAGCATGACTTAGAAGTTCAATACTATGTTAATATAGCTACACCAGATGAAGATGAAGCACCATCAGGCTTTACCGCATTAATGTTTGCTGACAAGAAGGAACTTGTCCGTGAGCTTATTAAGTCTGGCGCAGATGTAAATCATGCTACCAAGGGAAACTTAACAGCATTGTTGAAGGCGTGCCGCGATTTACACGATGAAGTAGTAACAGAACTATGTGAGAACGGCGCGGATGTTAATGCTATTGACAGTAATCCAGGTGACGAAACCGATGGTTATACACCACTACTCTACGCCGCTTCACACGCAGTTCCTGAATCCGTGAATATGATCAAAACCCTGTGTAAATATGGAGCCAATGTGAATGCGAAAGATGCGAATGGACTTACCGCGCTAATGCACTCGTGTATTGATAGTTTTGGCTACCATCCAAATGACTATGATAAAATCGCTGCTGAACTAGTCCGCTGTGGCGCGAATCCTCGTCTAAAGGCGGATGATGGTTCTACAGCCTTAGATTTATTAAAAGGTGATGAAGGATCTGATATATATATGGTAGTAGAAGCCGCGCTACGTGCTACGCCCAGCCTTGTAAGGCGCCGCGGGCGATCCCTTACGACACGTCGTAATAGACGTAACATTAGGGTGTCTGAAGAAAATATGCTAGCGCGCTGGGAAGGGCGCAGCAAGAAGAGATACACGCGCTCATTGAACAGGCGCTAAATATGGGGTGGCAAGAATCTCCTTGAAGCTCTTCTCCAGGGCGGCTATCTGCTCCTCCTCTCTCTTCGGATCCAGATGCGGATACACCTTATAGAGTTCTTCCAGTTTCGCCTTGGCCTGGTCCAACTTCTCTTTCAAGCTCACGAGCTTGGAACTAGTGGATTTCCACAGGATCCCCTCCGTCTTGAATTCAATGGCAAAGCGATCGCGATGATATCCGTTCGCCTGCACATACCAAATATGTTTCGGAATCTCCTCCGGTCGGATACCACACAAGGCGGGCAGCTCGACACTCCGCTTCTTTTTCGCATGACCCGCAGCCGCCGCAGCATCATCCACAAGCCGCAGATTCTCGCGCCGATTATCCAGGCCATTCTTACTAATATGCTGAACCGTCTGTGTCGGCCCCGGTTTCAGAAGAAAGCTGTGGAGATAGAGCTCCCGCTTCTTTTCAGCACCCGAAATGTCGACCTTCACGGAAGTGGCGATATACGAACCCGATGCGAGATGCCATTTATGTTCTTTCACGGCCGGTAAATCCGCCGCGTCAAACACGAACTCGATGAGCATTCCTTTAAAGAGAATACTGCCGATCGCCGCCGGGCCCACCGTTCTGAATGAGACCTTGCCCATTTCCTATTGAGGCATGGGGCCGGAAGCGGGGTGGATTGAGCGCGAAAGTTTCTCTGCGCCCTCGTAATCAAAATACCCAGCAAAATGAATAAAGTATGTGGCATTCGCGAACTCTAGAAGCTCCAGGCTGGGGTTGATGAATTTATTAACCATCCAGAGACCATTCCACCGATTCGGAAGCGGAGCGTATTTTGAATCTCTGACAACGCAATATCCTATGGCCGATTGCTCGTAAATATACCCCCGTTTATGATTTATGGCCGTTTCTTTATAGATCTCGTAAATATTCCTCAAATACGTCCCATGTAGTTTAGGGGATGCCACAATAACACCCGTGTTCGGCGCAATATCCGTCTCAATATTAAATCCGGATAGTTTGTAATACTCCGTGGCGGTTGTTTCCCATCCTGACCGCTGTTGTAGATCCCTACGGAGCTCCTTTGTAGGCTGGGCGAACTCGTTTACCATGTTGATCCTATCCGGATCACATACGGTATGTATAGCCGGTGAGTTCATATTAATGATTATATCAGCATCCACAAAGATAATCAAATCATAATCATAGCTCCATTCCCGTGAGAACACGAGCGCCTTCTGGAAGCTTATCAGATCTTTGTGTAATAGATCCTCGTCCAGATATTCGGCAACTACACGGAAATCATAACCGTGGCGCCTAGCATAAGCTTCATGGCTCGGGCGAAAAATGGCATCATATCCTTTGAGATACATTTCGCCTATCGCAAGGCTTACGAGGCATATCTTCATCTGTTGTCGAGAACCAAATATTTTTACTTTGTCATTACGAATGAGTACTTGCAAGGGCAACTATTGAATTATATGAGTGATTGAGATCTTTACTTTCATTTTCTGCATTAACTGGGTTAAGATATGGATAAATAGCGTACAACTCTTCAAGTTTTACTTTAGCCTGTATTAGCTTTTCACCAAGTGTAATCTTTTTGGAGCTTGTTGTTTTCCAAATAATACCCTCAGTCTTAAACTCTATAGCAAACCTGTCACCATGTAGTCCATTCGCCCGAACATACCATATATGTCTAGGAATATCCTCGGGTTTTATATTACATGATGATGGAAGAATAACATTGCGTTTCTTTTTTAGCTGATTTATATTCTGTTCTGATTGAGTTATTACTCTAAGATTTTCCTTGCGGTTATCAAAGCCATTACGATTAATATGATCTACACTTTCTCGCTGTCCTTTTCCGTGAAATGCATCTCTGTTCATAATAAGATTGTGTAGATATAAACATTTCCGTTTATCATCATGTGTAAGTGATGTTGAAATATAAATATTAGATGTTATATGCCAAGAATATTTGGATACTTTATCGTAATCCTCTTTGTCTATTACAAATTTATAATGATTTCCACATGATGTAACATTACCTATTATATAATCCTTGCCCATGAAGCATAATTCTTCGTACACAACTTCTCTTGCAGGCCTTCCATGTTCACTTAATAACCCCATATGTATCTGGTTCTACCAAATACATATGGAATATATTCTGTCAATTTTACTCAACAGCTAGAAATATAAATACACAATATAAATAGCCGGGAACCCATGGGTGGATTCCAATATTTAATTCGAATAAGCTAATCCGCCCATGCCAGACATCACACGCAGCACGTTGTAGTTCGTCGCGAACACATACACGGACGAGGAGGTCACCGTGCCCACCGCGTTGTTCGACACCGTCAGCAGCAGAGTGGTGTTATCAATACGCGACAAGTTGCAGGTGCCGCTGGGCTGGTGCTGCTCGGGCTGGAGAGCGAACGAGTAGACGTTGATGCCAGTGGCGGGGATGTTGGTGTGGTGCTGGTAGGGCTGCACCTCGTTGAAGTAGCGTCCCTCGCGCACCTGGAAGCGGTCGTGGCCGTTCAGCTGGAGCAGCGCCGTCACGCAGGGGTTCTTCCCCGCCATGCCCTCCACGCGGGTCACGGAGTAGCCCGACTCCAGCACGGAGCGGTCCCACCAGTCGGAGAAGTTGAAGGGTTGCTGACCCTTCCAGCCGTTCACCACCGTGTCGTCGCAAGACACATAGGAGTCGCGCTGCACCACCCACACCAGCTCCTTGCAAGGGTGGTTGAAGTTCAGCTTCAGCTTGTTCGCCGAGGACGTGATGGACTCCGCACCCGTGAACTGCAGGGTCTCGATCAGGTACTCGTGGGACACCTGGGCGAACTTGCGGCGCTCGTCCGTGTCCAGGTAGATGTAGTCCACATACAGCGACGCCGCCTGCAGGTTGGCCGCAGCCACACGGTCGCGGATCGTGTGGTAGTTGGAGGTGATCTGGGGGGTGGTGTCCCAGCACAGGTTGCGCAGGTCGTTGAACTCCAGGTTGATGCGCACCTCGTGGTATTGCAGCGCAATCAGGGGCAGCGCCAGGCCAGGGTTGCGGCAGAACCAGAACTGCAGGGGGATGTAGAGGGTGTAGGCGGGCGCGCAGTTCACCGTCTCGTTCGACGTGTTGGGCTCGCCGCCCGCGCAGTCGTCGTCGCAAGGCTCACCGCCCTGCACCAGCAGGTTGGTCAGCACGGGCACGTTGCCCACCATCTTCGCATAACCGGCCTGCTTGCCCGCCTCCTGGGTGAGCTCATTCCAGATGTGCATCCAGTTGCCGTAGTGCTTGTCGATGCGCTGGCCACCGATCTCAATCTCCACGGACTTGATAAGGTTGTGGCCCACCCAGTTGAGCCAGCGGAACTGCGCACCAGAGCCGTCCGCCGTCTGCAGAGTCACCTGGGGCAGGGTCGCCTGCAGGTACATGCGGTGGATCAGATCGCCGTTACGCTGGATGGTGCAGGTCACACGCTTGCCGAAGCCAGGAGAGCCGTTGAAGGGGTTCTCAATGGACTCCATGGCGAAGTTGGTGTGGCGGCGGTACACCACCTTGAAAAAAGTAATCTGCGGGTTACCCGTCAGGTACACATCCTGCGCGCCGTAGGCTACAAGCTGCATCAAGCCACCACCAGTCATTTGTTTATACCCCTTCCCCAGAAATAATTTTCAGGAGGTGGGTGGATTTTTAGCGAAGCCGGGATGTTTTCATTTTTTATACGGCTTTTTAGACTATTTTACCAAGCGTGCCGGGGACTTCCTTTTTTCGGCTAAACCCGTGAACGGCTTTTGAAGCCTAAACAACATCTCTCACCCAGAGTAAGAATGACTACACAGGGCGCATTCTTCAGTATACGCCCTACAAAGCGGAGTAATCCTGAAGCTAGAACAACCCTCGATTCACTCCACAGCGTGCGTATTCAGAATATTCTTGAAAAAGAGGCTGAAATAGAGGTTCTAAAAGCTGAAATAGCGGATCTCGTGGCGAAATGTAGAGGCCTCACGGATGAAATAGAATATGAACAGCTTCAGAAGCGTATACGTGCGCTCGAAAAGGAATGTACCGTTCGCAGTAACAAGGATGAGATGTATGATTATTTTCTTAACACGGGTGAAATCGTATATAATTATTATGAAACACAGGACAAGATTCATAAGGGCGTTGAACGGTCGGTGAAGCGTGCCGGGGTGAAGGCAAAACCTGGTTCTGTCTTAGCCGCCTTGGAGTCGGCCGCTGCTACTCAGAATCCTCTGGAAACAGTCACCGTGAGTACCGCCCCTCCTGGTGAAGTTCTTCGTCGCGACAAACTGCTTGAACAATACTTACAAATAGTTCATCCTGAGCATGTGCGCGGCACGAATGAAATCGAGAATGACCCGTATGGAGAGTGTGAAGAGTGTCGCACGGAGATGATTTTCAGCGCGAACGAGGCCGTGTTCACTTGTACGCAGTGCGGATTCCAGGAGTTTGTTCTCATTGATTCGGATAAGCCCAGTTACAAAGATCCTCCACGGGAGGTCAGTTATTACGCTTATAAGCGTATTAACCATTTCAACGAGTGGCTCGCACAGTTCCAGGCGAAAGAGAGCACGGAGATTCCACAGGAAGTGTATGAGGCTATTTGCGCGGAACTCAAAAAGGAGCGCATTCTTGACTATCGGACTCTGTCTCGGCAGAAAGTGCGCGAGATTCTGAAGAAGCTAAAATACAACAAATACTACGAGCACGTCCCGCATATTATCAATCGCCTGAATGGTCAGAATGCGCCAGTTATGAGCCGTGAGATCGAGGAGAAGCTGCGTTACATGTTCAAAGAGATTCAACCGAGCTTTCAGAAGAACTGCCCTAAGGAACGTAGCAATTTCCTTTCATATTCCTATGTTCTGTATAAATTCTGTGAGCTACTGGAGCTGGATGAGTATTTGTCGTCGTTTCCGCTCTTGAAAAACCGCGACAAGCTATATGTACAGGATAAGATCTGGGAGAAGATTTGTGCTGACCTGGCGTGGCAGTTCATTCGGTCTGTTTAAAAGAGTTTATAAGCATGTAATATTTTGAGTGAGATTCACTAAAAATATAACGTGTAGGTATTTATTATTTAGAGTTAAGCATTAAGCGACAGTTGTTAGAGTCGAGCACCAGGGAAACCTACCAGGTTCGCGCCAATGCCGAATCCCGCGCCCTGGCGTGCCGTAGCCCCAATGCTCGGGGACACCACATCCAGGATGGCAAACACCGCCGCCGCCACCACGCCCAGCGTCAGGATCTCATCCCACGGCAGACGGTGACGAGGCACAAAAATCGCAGCTACCGCGACGAACAGACCCTCTACCAGGTATTTGATGGCCCGATTCACTATCTCGGAGGTGGCGTTCATACCTTCTATATTTGCTTTATAGATTTTTCTACCGCGTATTTCCGTTTAAAGCAAACCCGATAGCCTAGAACAGAATGTCAAAGGCCGCCGCTGATCGTGAAGATTTCCTCGAGGAGGACGCGGAGATCCCTGGGCAGAAGTTCTGCCTTCTCAGCTTCCTAAGCCCGGAGAAGGTTCTGGCGAATAAGAGTATTTTTATGTTCAACCAGTTTGTGAAAAGCTATGAGTTCCAAAGCCGGACGAAGAACCTGGAGGCCTACCTGATGAAAACTCTTACGGGCTTCAATTCCAAGCTGGACGCAGAGGCCGATGCGCTGGATGCGAAGGACTTGAGCGGGGCGGCGGGGGTCTGCCGTAAGTCGAAGGTCCGGATCGATACCCTGATGGATGAGTTCCACCAGTTTGTAAAAACGAACGAGCGTGAGCTGAAGGAGTCAAAGATGCAGGAAGCATACGACGATTTCATGTATACAAATAAGGTGAAGCTGGAGGACGAGTTCTATGCCAAGAATGAGTTCCGCACTACTGTGCGCGGCTTGAAGGTGCGTGGTGTATATGGCTCGCAAGCAGAGGCCGTTGCACGCTCGAAGAAGCTCCAACGCGCAGATACGCTCCACAATATCTTCGTGGGTGAGGTAGGTAAGTGGCTGCCCTGGGATCCGGAGCCGTCCGATGTGTCGGAGCAGGAGTATGCGGAGGAGCAGCTGAATAACCTGATGCACAAATACAAGGAGAATGAAGAGCACCGCGAACAGTTCCAGCGTGAACAGCGTTCTCGAGCGGCAGCCTCCTCCAAGAAGTCGGGAGTAACCACGATTACAGATGAGAAGCCCGCGGAGTCATTCTCCGACATGTTCGGCTCATCGGGGCCCGCGGACCTTGCCATCGCACGTAAGACCGCGCAAAAGGACCTTTCGGGCGCGTCAACGTAATCTAGTTCGGCGAAAAATATTCAATAAAGCCCTTATAAAGAGCTATATTGAATGTGTTCAAAGGCTGCTAATGCCTGTTTTTGCGAGTGGCACCCCCCTTGTGTTTCTTAGTCATCTTAAATCTTGCGGGCCTTGCTTGCCCTATTTCTCTGAAAATCGCATTCCTGTATTCATAAACACTTCTGAGATTGAGAGGTAAACCTCTCGCTGGCGATTTTGATGCTGTTTTTTTTGCGGTTTTCATTTTCGGCAGTGGACTTATATGACCTAATAGACGCCGCAAGTTTCTGACAGAACCCTGGTGACGTTTATCCGGTGGTGATGAAAATGCGGCAGGAGGCTTACGCTCACGGTGCGGCGAGCTCATCTCCTCTTATTATTTGCCGGGAAAATAGTCATTTGTGATGGGGGCCATCACCGGGCGGCACACATTCTCCTGGCAGAACTCACCCTCCTTGCAGTTGACCCCCTTACAATCCCCCTTGCGCGAATCCACACCCGAAGCTGCCTGAAATCCCTCAGGGAACTGCCGCACAAACGCGCGACGAATCATTGGTAAAAATGCCACCGCGGCTAGAAGAACCGCTAATAGACCTAGAAGAGAATAGCCTCGGTTATGTCTCATTTCTATTCTTACGCGGAGAATTAAGGAACCACCGGAAGGGGATTCCTATCATACATTTGCGGTGTATCCGAACCATAACAGTAGCCATTCATACACCGTTTAGGATGCGGGCAAGGTTCTAAATCTGCTCCGCAGCGCTGGGGCTGACCAGCCACTCGAAATCCCTCCATTGCCAAATAGGGGTTGATACGATACATGCGATCCGCAACAAGAAGTAATATAGCCAAAGCTGCTATGAATCCTATTAGAAAGAAATCAACCTTCATCTATCATATTAACTCTTTTTATTGATATTCACAACAGGTCCCTTTAGTTTCCGTGCGTTCATAGGATCATAGGCATTCGCATCCTCTTCCTCCTTGTCCCGATAGTAGTTGGCGGAGTGTTGCCAGAACTCCGCCGCACCGATACGGAAATCATTATGTATATCAGCCTTGTACCAGAAAATACAGTCCTCCAGCTTCGCCGACTGACTTGTGTTGTCCACCACGAGGCATTCGTAGTTCTGTGTACATTGATCCATGATTTGACAGAAGAACTCGAAGCTCGGAAATGCGCTTGCGTAGTTCTCAAAAATGCGCTTGCGATTTGTCGCATACGGCTCACGGAGAATAAATACAAAGTCCACGTTGGTCCGGAGAGCCGGTTGAATACCCAGAGGATATTGCATTGTTATAATGAAGAACACCTTCAGCCAACGACCGTTCATAAAAAGGTAGCGAATATTTTTGTCGTGTGTCCAGCTGTCATCATACATACAGTCATCGAGAATCATGAATGATCTCGGATCCAGGCGAGATTTCACACCGCCCCCCTGCTGCTCCCGTTGAATCCGAGCCATGATCATTTTCTGTCGCTTCACGAAGTTTGCCAGAATCATGGGGGAAAACTCACCGTGGATGAACAGCGGAGGGATCATCTTTCCATAGAAGGAGTTTGACTCTTCTGTCCCGCTGATAACAGTTCCGAGAGGCATATCCTGGTGATGAAACAAAAGGTCGCGCACCAGCGTAGACTTACCCGTACGCCGCCGCCCAATAAAAATCACCACCGCATCCTGTGGGATTTTGCGCATATCAAACTTCTTCAATGATACGTTTACAGCTCCAGCCATTCACAACTGTATAGGCGTGGACTTTTTTAAAGTGCGTCATAGCGCAATCTAAATGCTCTTGAACCATGTAAGAATGGAAAATCTCCGGGGAATGACATTACCCCCTCCACGTTTCCGGATAGCGGAACTCCCCAAAGAGTTGTGCCAAGTGAGGGGATTTAATTCCCTTCAGACGTTCTTTCCAGCTCTTACAAAGCTGTATCGCCTGACCAAACACCAAACCGATGGTGTTTGGCTGGATTCAAAGTGGCAAATTACCGGGATTGATATTTCGGAAACTTCCGGCCCGTGCCAGCTGTCGCTTGTTTGTAGAGAAGACTTGTCGGGTACGACTGTGAAGACAAAGGTTCATCCCGCCTTTCTTAAAGTGACCCATCTTCTGGATCCTGTGCGTTGGATGAAGGGGAAATATAGCCTTCCAAAAGAAAGTGGGCTACCGTGGCATAATAAAACTTGGGCGAATGCCTGGTCAAAACTACAGGATTCGTGGAACCAGGCATACGTAGAGACTATTGCCGCCTATGCCTTGGGCCGCCTTCGCGACGAAGGTGTGTCCCCGCATTTTAACGAGTTCTACGGCGGCTTTTGTGCTCGCGCCGAAATCTATCGGTTCAATCTTACCGATGAATATGACAGTTATCGGAATGCGCGCTGGTTCTGGCAGGGGCTCAAAAGGAAGTTATACAATCTGCACATGCTCGATAAAAATAATCCGTCGACGGTTGTTGAGCAGAGCGTGATCGATGAATATTTGCGCGAACCGTCCGTTATAGAGTCGGGTGAGGATACAGATTCCAGCGAAAGCTTATCAGGCTCCGAGGTTTCCGAGGAAGTAGTTGAAGTCACAGGTATTGTGGAATCAGCAGAAGTCTCTTCACTACATTCTGATGCGTTTTCTGCGTTGTCATTTAATAACGAGGATGATAATGATAACGAAATAGATGCTGATGAACTGCCATCCGACAATAACTACAATATTTATGCAGAGTTACGTAACTTCCCCGTTATGTTGATTGCCGTGGAACAGAACCGTGGGACTATGGACGAGCTTTTAGATAATACAGATGAAGTTGGCGCAACACACGGGACACCTGAGTGGGAGATTCGTTGGTGTGCGTGGCTCTTTCAGGTAGTTGCCGCCCTCAGTGTGGCACAGGCTGTAATAGGTTTTACTCATAACGACCTTCATACTAATAATGTTGTATGGGCGCCGACAACAGAGGAGTATTTTTATTACACGCTCAGATCCGGCGCGATATTTAAGGTTCCCACATTCGGTAAGATATTCCGCATTATCGACTTCGGGCGCGCGATATTCACGATAAACGGAACACAGTTCATCAGCGATGATTTCCGCCCTGGGAATGATGCGGATGGACAATATGCGTTCAAGCCGCTTCTCTCGAGACCAAGAGAGGAAGTGTATCCCAACCCGTCATTTGATCTGTCGCGCCTTGCCGTGAGCCTTTTCGAATCCCTATTTCCAGATGCACCTGAGGATAAGGAGGATGGCTGCGTAATGAGTTCTGAAGAGGGGCTTGTTATGAATGAGACTGTGTCAGATCTTTTTAACTGCGTCTGGATGTGGATGATTGACGATGATGGGAAAAATGTGCTGGTTGAGCCCGATGGCGAGGAGCGTTTCCCCGATTTCGATTTATATAAACATATTGCCGCAAAAGTCCACGGGGCTATTCCATCCCAACAGTTCAAACATCCAGCTTTTGACCAGTTCCAAGTGAACCCGTCAGAAGTCGGTGAAAGCGTGAAAAAGTGGCAGTTGTTTGCATAAGACCTCTAAAATCGTGGAACACCGACTTTCACTTCCATATCATCCGATGACTTCTCAGTAGAAACATCAACGGCTCCCTCTTTAGCGCTTCCCATGCTCAAAAGAGAGAGCGGCACTAGGCTGAGCACCATCTGAATAATACTTGTTGACGATTCCGGTAGGAGCTGGATGATCATCGCCATCATCATAGAGCCAATGATGAAATCGCGGCCCAGACTTTTCACCGTGGGTGGTTTCTCTTCGATAAATTGCGTGCTCGCCGCGCCTAGTGCGGATATGACAACACCGCCTAGGATCATACCCGTGATTAGGGGGGGTTGTGACATTCTGGCCGCTCAGAAGGAAATAAAGACGCGCATGTGAACGCGCCAAGGCGTTTAAAGCTCCTCGAACTCCATAGGAAGTGTTTCGGCTTCGTTACCCAGCTCTTCAAATCCATCCATCGGTTCCGGAGAGTCATCAAGGAACTTTACCTCATCCTGGGCCCCCTCCAGTTCAGGAACAAACTCTTTGATCGGCTCCTCTTTCTCAACAAAGGCGGTATCAATCCCTGTGAATAGTTGTACTTCTTCCGTCTTAGGTTCCTTTGTAAGATCTATGACCGTATTACTGGGCTTCTCCTCGGCAGCTGCGGGCTTCTCCTCAGTAACCACGGGCTTCTCCTCAGCAACTACGGGCTTCTCCTCAGTAACCACGGGCTTCTCCTCGGCAGCCGCAGGCTTCTCTTCTTCCTCTTCCTCCTTCTCCTCTTCGGCCTCCACCTCCGCCTCGTCATCCTCCTTCAAATATTCGCGCAAAATATTCTTCACAGGCAGCATACTCCGAATCGACTGGTGGATGCCGTCATTCAGAATAGACTCAATGAGACGTAGGTTCTTCTGGCGTTCAATAGAGGGCGCAGTAGTGGAAAAGAGATATGTATTGCTCCAAATGAGTCGAGAGCATTCAATCAATGTCTTATGAAGAAAATGCTCTAGGCGAGGAATCGTTATCTGGAGCTTCTTCTGACGAGATGTAAGGCGAATGGCGGAAAGGACTTTCGTGTGCGCGATGAAAACGGCCGTAAGCAGTTCCTCAAGGTAATCGCACTGTGTGGATTTCGCCACTGCCGTAGTTTCTCGTTGAACTTTATCGGCATTCCATTCTGGAACAGCTTCCAAGAGTTGCTGGAACATCAGTAGAACTTTGTTGATAAGCGGCTCCTTTTGTTTGGCATCATCAAGCATATCGAGAAAATACTGTTGAAGCGCGGGTAACATGAATTGACATAGTTGCTTCGTATATTCCGCCTTTGCCTCAGCATAAACGCCAGCACCTTCTCCTGATAGCTCCATATCTGGAATATGGGTGGACTTATGAATTTGAAATAGGACGCGGGGGCGCATTTAACAGGAATTCACTCAGTTGTATCCAGGGTGAAGAACCTGCGCCAATAGCTCGAATACATTCTTGAATCCGGAGATTGTGAGCGCCATATACAGATATAAGTTGCTCAACTATCTCATATGGATCCTCACCAGCCTTTCGGAAGGAAATAATACTATTCCAGGCCGGGAGTGCCCCTGTATGTTTCGGCGCTGTAAGTCCCATATGTGATGCAAGGGTGAGGTTACGATTCGCCCTATACGAATGCTCAGCCCGCATCATAATTACATTACATCTGGAAATGATCGGGGGAGACAGTTTCCACAGTTCGCGAACTTCCAATGCGCACGTCACATTTGGCGCAGCAGTTTCTAAAATACGACGCAAGAATGCCTGTGCCTCTTGTGTTAGATCATCGGCCCCCTCGATCCACACATACAAGCGTTCTTTACAGCGAACTTGTTGATGAAGAACTTCACGACCTTCACGCAAACTACGATCTGTACGCGCATTCCAACGAAACAGTTTCGCCTTGGCGAAACTCGCTTGTTCACGGATCCATCGAGATTTCCCTGTTCCAGGTTCGCCGCTAATAAGCAGCGCAGCTTTACAGGTTTGTTTTGTTGTCATTCCTATGGAATGATGCTATGTAGAGTTTAGGTATCACCTATTACCAGATTCTTGTATAGCTTCCTCTTCTTCCTCCTCCATAATTTGCTTTTGTAATATACTATCAAACTCATCATCGCTTAATTTACCGATTTCTTCGCTACTTTTTTCCAGTAGTTCTATAAATTCACTCGATAGTCCTAGACTTTTAGCTTCATTTAATCGCTTACTAAATTTACCATCCCCCTTATTTTCTGATCTATTTGGCCTGGACCTTGTATTATTTTGTTTCGGCCTATTGTTCGCCCTAGACCTAGTGTTATTTCGTGATCTAAGACTGGGTATTAGATGCTTTAGAATATAAACATCCTCTTCAATGATCTCCATCATATCCTTTTTTGTTAGCCTCTCAATCTTATTATACTGATCTTCGCGCAGTTGTATCATATATTCTAGATATGGTTGTGGATTGGACCAATCAAATTTACTAATATTATGTTTATTTTTAGAGCCGGCAACACCCATCTATTCTACGGTTTCATATAAAGTTTGATCATGTAAGTTAAACACCTCACATAGTAGCCAGCATTTCCTGTAAGAGTTTCTCGTCATGTTGCGCATTATACGCAAGATTTTGCGAGGCCATGAGAGGATTGGAGTTCACGGCACGAACCATATCCTGTGTATTCCTCTGTAAGCTCACATCCAGTTTGAGAGGAACGCGAGGGCGCACTTGACCGATGTCGCCCACACCCGTAGGCATCCCCACCACACGATTTACGGCATTCGCGCGATCATTCACGATATCCGCGTCAATCTTCTTAGCCGTCTGATGAATATTGCCGTCAAAGACGGCCAGCGCGCCGCCATTCCCATGCATCGGGTCGCGACCCAGAGCAATCTCCTGCTTGCTCGGGTTGAGGCGCATGTTATAGGCCGCGTCGTGGCTGGTGAAATCCTTATTGACGGAGTTAGACGGACCATAGTATTCGGACTTGTTCGTGAGCTGCGACTTCTGTGTAGGGCGTGCGATATCATCGGGATCATAGACCTTGAGGCGTGTGGCGCCATCCGCTCCAGGTGCCGCCTGACCCATCCAGTTCCAGTTGATAGTTCCCTCCTTCACCGTCGTGCGTGCGATATCATTGGGGTCCCATACGGTTATAGCAGGCGCGCTATTCGCGAAGCCAACCGGCGTGCCCGTCTGGCGAATATTGCCAACTGTCTCCTGGCGACGTGTGGGACGATTCGGGTCATCGTAGTGAACGGTTAATGCCCCAGCCTCCGCAGGGGCCAAGTTGAGACCCATTGTGCGCTCGCTCGTGGCATTACGCTCATTCGGGCGAACTTCGTAGCCTGATCTACCATAGTCCGCCTCGGGTGCGTCCGTATTCGCCGTCGTATACGTAGTCATGTCAGCATTACGGTAGCCAGCACCGCCATACTGCTGAACCATCGGTGCGCGAAACGAACCAACCACGTAGGATTCCCCAAACTCCTGGGATGTCGCAGGACCCACCGCGTCGGAGCTGGTTTCAGGACGCGTGGTGTGCTTGAGAACCTGGACAGGGCGAGTAGTCTCCTTGATAACATCACCCGTGGTGACAAAGAAGCGCTTACCCGTCTCGTCAATATAGAATTTATCGGGGCGGTATTTGCGAACTTCACCCGACTCTTGGGCGGCCATTCCAATAAAGTGCTGGCCAGGAACCACCGGTTGATTGTATGTCTCCTTCGGATTGTCCGACGTGCGCAGATCATCGGTGCGACGAATATTGTCAATCATGTATTGATTGACCTCGAACTGCTGGAAACCACCCTTGCCAGTCGCCGCAAAGCCCTCATTCACACCTGGGGCTACACGAACAGGCTCGAAAGGCCGCTCACCAGAGCGATTCCGCGGATCATTAATACGGCTCTGAACGAAATCCGTCTGATCCTCCATGCCGAACGGGTTGCCAAACGGCGCACGAGCAGTGTCAAACATGGGCTCAATCTCCTTTTTCGATATCTGGTTGATACCCGAGCCAGTGTATGTATCCAGAATACTGGTATTTGCCTGGTCGCCCACATTTTGCCGAACACGGCCGCCAAAAAACGGCACCATGTTATTGTGCGTGAAGTCGGAACTGTTTATCCTATCACCCGTTAACTCACTTGTTACGAATCCCTCAATATAGCTCGGCTGGGCCTGAATCCCCCCAGGATTCATAGCTACATCTGGCGTTGCGGCATTAATAGGCTCGGGCTTCGGCTGAAGACTCGGATTCATAGGGGCAGTTCTCACAGGAGGGGGCGAGTAGTTTAAAAGAGTCCCTTGAATACCGGGATTGGGTTCGCTCTGAAACGGACTTTGCCCCATTCCATTTTGATACATGAGATCGAGCTCTTGAGGAGGGCCGGTGACACTCGCACCGCGCTGGGCCTTTGTAAGAGGATCTTCGTCGGGGCCGCGTTGGGCGGCGGACTCAAAATTCTCTTGCGTGGTTGTTCCTGAAAGGCGTGTTACTAAATAACCCAGGCCACCTAATGCGAATAGTGCGGCTGCTTCCATACTCTACTAAGTTATATGGTCAAAATGACGGAACCGTGAAATACCGATGCCTCTCCAAGTTAAACAGTCCTCCGAGGAATACTTAACTTAGTATATTTTATCACTTGCTCACGCGAAGTTAGCACCATTATGAGTCTTTGTCTTCTCTTTATCAAGAAGGCGCGAGGGGATATAAAAATCGAAGGGTGTCTCATATGTCAGCTGCGGCTGATGCGCCAGCGGAGTCCAACGATTCCACCCCGTTCCACGAAGTGTACAAGGAGGATTTACGATGCGCTGGAATAACTGAGGTGTGGACTCGTCGGGTGCAGCCTCAAGGGGTGTATTGTTCATCACGTTCGTCTCCGGGTTATACAGTTTGTTGCTGGCCCGAAGGCGAGAACCGAACCGGTTGATCCCTTTCAGATCCGATTCTACATCCGTCTTCCACTTCCCTACCGGCCACGAAGCCCCAGATTTCTGAATACGGGTTGTGACATCCACCGGATAACTCGTCGGACAGTTCGCATCCGGAGTATTTAGATAATAGCGAAGCGCATATGAGGTTATGCGCATGTCGTCCGATTGGTGGAAATCGTCAAACTTGGCGCGGGTAAGAGCTTGTTGTTTTACAGATAGGGCCATTGCTACCCTAGGAGCATATTAACGTTAAAACTTCTCGGGCTTCACACATGTTTCCTTCTCCAAAGGGACCGGGCCAATAACGGAAGGATACGCCCACTGCTGATACGCTTGTAGAGGAACCGGTGTCCCGTCAATCGTAATATTTATCTTGGGGTTCTCGCGGATAATCTTATTTGGGTTCGTCTGTAAAAGATGTTGACGCTCCGTCGACCACGTTGTGGGGCGTGTGATACCCTGTAGGTCGGATTCAACGTCGGCCATGTTCCCTGCTGCGCGAGCCACCTCGTTCCCACCCACTAGGCCAAGAATATGTCTCCGCTCCTTTACATGACGGACAAACTCGGGGAGCTGGTCGTATCTCTGCGGATTCTCAACTTTTTCATGCAAGGATGCGGCGCTATTTGGGGCAGGAAATGCCTCTGATAGTGACGCCATTCTGTTTCTAGACAGTTTATTATTAACACACCCCGTGCTTAACAATTCACATCGCGGATATAAGAACGACTCGGTAGACCACCACGAATCCAACCGGGCGATGCCATCTCAGGGATGAGATTCTCGGGCTTCTGAATATTGTTCTTTACAGAGGGGATGAGGGGGACGAACACGCCGTCGAACTGCTGCTCGGTCACGGTCCCGCACTCCTTACCCTGACGCACCTGCTCGGAGTGTAGTAGAAGCGACTCCACCTCCGCATTACCGCGACCACCGCCCATATAGGGAACACCCAGGAAAGGCCGGGCCTGTGCGCGAATATTGCAGCGCTGGTTATTGAACTCGGGTTGGTTCTTCAGGACGGACTCCGAGTCAATCTGCGCATTATTCGCTCCGAACCCCTCGCGAGCATACATGAGAAGCTCCTTTACAGCCATGGGGTTCACATCGCGCGCGTTAGGCACTAGATTTGTGGTAGTGTAGGCGCCGGGACCAACAGATTGCTTGTAGTATTGCTGTATTCCACAGGTATCGTCCTTCGTGTGAGTGAGGCGATTGACTTGCATCCTTCTTCTGAATGGTGCTCAGAATAAGCGGCTCTAAAATAGAATGGTCCAAACTCGTAGTAGATCTCTTTCCAAAAAGTTCTGTGATTGTATTAAAAAAGTTAGAAAAAGTATGATAAATGTCAGTAAAGGCTATTATAAGGATCGTGGTTATCTTTCATCCCGAAGCAGAGAATCTGCAGCTATTGCGATATGTACGACGAGTGTTCTCCAGACTCGGGGGAAGACTCTTCGTAAGTTTTCGTGTAAAAAGGGCGCCCGGGTTATGACACAGAAGATGAAACGCTAAGCGTTAAGCGGGCGTAACATTCATCCACGGAATAGCTCCTCCGTCTGTTCCGGGGAGACATGCCTCGCGACCACCCTCCTTACATGTCTTTCCAGGGATCTTATACAGCCAATCCTGATAAGACTGCCGGTCGCTCGGGATGCTCGTACTCGGCATCGTTATGAACTGCCTCTGACTCTGTGTCTTTCCGAAGACATCCGTGGGGTCACTGTAAAACTCCGTCCGGAAGAAATCGTCCAGGCCAACTCTAACACTCGGATCAGTTACCGACGCGGCCATGGGGCGTGTCGGATTATACTTAATCTCATCGATCAGAACGTTCATAAACGGGTTCCTGGCGGAAGGAAGTGTGAGTGTGGCAGGTGCGGCACCCCTGCCAATCACGTCGTATAGTTCATGCGGCTCTTCTTTCTTAGGAGCAGCATCAGTGAAAGCTTCGCGTGTTGTTTGAATGTCAACAAGCGTCCAGATTGACGGAATCGAGTAGAGACCAGCTACACCCAATAAGACAATCATGACCATGGTGTTTTTCAGAACCAATGTGGTAATGATCCCAAGTACGAAGGCCAACAGAAACACAAAAATAATATTATTCACATATTCGCTGGCACACTTGCCAACCGTCTGCTTTTTTACGGTAAATCCGGTGCTCAGTAGAACTTTCGGATTTTCCCACACATACGGATCACAGAAAGGATATAACTTCATGCTGACCGTAGTCCTCTAACAGTAAGTGCGAGCTTACTTATTCGCATTCTTGGCCTTCTTAGCCTCCAACTTGGCCCTCAGGCGATTCCTTACAACAGAAAGCCGACCCTGTTCATCACGACCCGATGCACGAGCAGCCTCGGGATCCTCGAACGAAAATGCGGATTTGAACGCCTTCATCATCTCGGCAAACGCCGGGTGCTCCTGGAACTCTTTCATCAACTCCTCCGCCTCCGCAGCGAGCTCCTCGGGCCTCAGATGTCCGCGCTGGATTTTATCCTGTAAGTTCTTCCCCACACGCGCCATGGCCTTTTGAAGCATATCAGGATTAGATGCCGAGGCCTGCATCAAAATCTCAAAAGCACGCGTGGGATCCTTCTCTACCGCCGCCAAGTCCTCGGGCCGGAGTCCGAAATCCTCGGGCTTGAACTCGCGAACCATATCCTCCGCCAGTCTCGCCAGCTTACCCTTGAGGAACTTCTCAGGGAGCTGCGGCAGAGCTCCACCCGCCCCGAATAAGCTCTTGAACTTCTTCCCGAGGGAGTCAAAATCCACGCGATCCAGGCGACTACGCCACTGACCCGTGACCTTCTCTGCCCAGGCCTTAAATTTCCCCTCGTTCTCCACGTTGTCCATACCATTCTCATACATAGAACACAAGTCGAGGATCGCCAAGTATTCATAGACGGCATGCTTGGTCTTTTTGCTTACAGTTCCCCACATTCCAGCCGTTAATAAGACGCCGGGTAGGACTATCCCAGGGCACGGCAACTCGGTTCCAGGCTCCTTGTGCTTGCTGACGACCTCAGCGTAGTATTTCTTGCTCTTTTCTGCAGTGGGAATGGCCGCCGCGGCACTAAGCTGCGCCTCCAACTCTGGGAACGTGTTACGAAGGTCAGCGACAAACTCGTCGTACTTCTTCTGGAACGTGATCTGAAGGCCGGAAGTCTCCATCTCTTGTATAACCTTTGAAGTGATATTACACGGTCTTTACGCCACCAGTAAGTATTTCGCTCGTTTATATTCTGACTCCCAGATGTAAGAAGCTACACGCTCCCGGTCATGAAACATGATTACTTAATGAATGTTTCATCGGTTGTATTCATTATTTGTTATATACCCGAGTTGTATGCGAACTGGAAAAACAAGAATGCAAATATCTATAATATTCCCGAAAAGGTTTTAATGCTCGTAGGAACCGGATTCGCTTTTAGTTATGCTATCATCAATAATGATGTAGCCCTCATGACAAACTATGGCCCTATTTTAATGCTCGATGTCATAGCCCTTTTAATGCGTGTATATTACGTTCGTATTAATCATAATAGGAATGTAATAGATAATACGCCAGAGACTGAATCTAGAACGCCCGAGCCGCCCGCGCCTTCTCACAGAGAATGCAAAGCACCTTGAGGTAGTTCCAGATGGCCTTGCGATTGGGATCTGCCATCGTAGGCCAGTGCTTATCGAAAATCAGAAGCGCCGGAGACATTTCGTTGAACTGTGCATTAATCTTCGATTTTGCGAAATTGATAACGACTACCTCGTCCTCACGCCCGATCGCATCACTCAGATCCTTGTGAACATACTCGTAGAAGAGATCCAGGATCAGCTTCGGATTGATCTTCTTCGCACCCTCGATCGCCTCTAAAGCCATTTTGATGTCACGCTCCTCGGGATACGTATCACGCAGCTCTTGAAAGAAGCGAATAAGCTGGTTGTTAAACGCGCCAAGTGCACTCATCGCCTTCTATAAGAAAGAGGTGAATGCGCTTTAGATTCGTTTGG